TCATTCCACCTCACTTGCTTCATTCATAGCTTTATAATGTGCAACAGCTTTTTCCGCATCAGCTAATTTTGATTTGAGTTGGTCTATTTCTGCTTGTTTAGTTTCGGCACATCTTTGCCATCCAAGCCAATGACATTTCAACATCAATTTGTTTTGCTCAGGAGAAGTTTCACCTAAAAAACAATCGTCAGACTCAGGTAATCCAAAATTCTCATTAAACGCTTCACGCTCTTTATTTAAATCAAGCATCACAGCCACCATAATTCAAAGTTAATAAATACAAATCCGTTCACTACCAACATAATTTCAAGCCACCAGATAACCCATTCCATGTGATTCACCTTTAACAATATGCAGAATTTCCTTTTCTGCTTTTGCTGTACAAGTCTGTTCAGGTGCACGAAGATGGTTTTCAAATTCAGCCCCAAGCTCATAAGCTGCTTGATTACCTGAAAGGTCTGAGCCAACACGCACATAATGATGTGACTTTTTATATGCTCGTTGTGCTTCTCGACTTTTTGCTCGTGCCACAAAACCACCATCTAACTGCTTCACCTCATACCCCAGTTTTTCTAACCAGATTTTGAAGCCTAAGAAGTTTTTCTGTTTTACTACTGGACGCATAAGGCATTTACCTCAGCTTGGGTGTTATATCCGATAGCTTTAAACAGTGGGTTCAATGCAGAAATATCTAACTGCTTTTTAGCTCGAGTAGCAGCAACATATAAAAGTCGAGCTTCATCTTCGGTTAGGATTTTTTCACCAGGTGCAGCAGCTTCTTTATAAAAGAAATCACCACCAAGTTTGACCTTGTTAAACTCCAAGCCTTTAGACTTATGAGCTGTGGTCACAATGCAGTCATAATCACTAGAATTACTTTTTAGTAATGAGCTGATTAGAGCTTCTTCACCCACTTTATTGATTAGGCTAACAAGTGCTTTTAAGTCATTTCCAGAGACTTCATTTGTGTATTCAATGACTTCTTCCCAATTGCTAAAGCCTTCAAATACACTTCCATCGTGGACTTTTATTCCAGATTTAACTTTTTTGGCATCTTCAATGTTTTTTAATAAAGAACCTGTATCAACTTCCAAACGTGGTTCACGTCCAATTTTTACCAGCTCAACCATATTAGAAAGGGCAGCAGCATTGGTACGATAGATAAATGCATCTGCAACCATATCGGTGACTTCACCAACATTGGAGTCAATTTGTTCAAAACCACGTAATGGAATTTCTTCATCCAAAACATTGAACAAAATTTTATTCGCAAGATCAGCAATGTTTTCACCAAAACGGAATGACTGACTTAAACGTGTTTCAGCAATATCTAGGGATTGCATCGCATTGACAGCACCACGAAACGCATAGATTTGCTGGTGACGATCACCCACATAAATTACCTGAGCACGTTGCTTACTCAAGACATTTAACATGATTGGATCAGCATCTTGTGCTTCATCAAATAAAATAAAGTCAGCATTAATCACTGGATTGCTCAATGCCCAATATTTTAGGTAATGGTCATGTTCGAGACGGTTAATACCAGCAGGATTTAAAATGTCATTCCAGTAATCATGTGCCTTAGGTAAAAGGATATTTGCCAATTCAGCACGATATGTATCATCCATCCAATCAGGTAAAGCAGCGTAAACTTGTGATAGTTGAATTTCGCTGTAATTAGATCGGCAGAAATAACCAACGGCATTCATCATAGATGTGGCCATACGTTTTGAGTTAAATAAACGCTTCTGGTCATCCTCACCACGTTGTTTAACCAATGCCACTGGTACTTGATAATTCTCAAGATCATGGCGAGATGCCAATTGGTTTGACATCAAGCGACGATTTTTTAATTTATTGGTCAGCCAGCGTGGAACAGAGTTATAAGCTAGGCTGTGAAATGTTTTGCACTTAACATTATGGTTAAATTTAGACTGTGCTTCTGTTGCAATAGCCTTGTTAAATGCCAAATACATGCCATGTTGGTGATGCTTTGCATTACCAATCAGTTTAAGGGTAGAGGTCTTACCAGCACCAGCGTATGCGGTCACTTTACAAGACTGACCATGTAATGCCATATCAATGGCATGTTGTTGTTCAATAGTTGGATTCATATTTCTATCTCACTACTGGTGCCCTCATGTGTGAGGGCACCACATGCCATTAGTTAAGGTGTAAGTTCTGCTGATTTACGTTCAAATAGTGCGCTAACTTCATCAATTTGTTCATCACTCATTGAACTTGTATTGGGTTCAAAACGTTCAGCCATAATTGAGTTGATTAATTCGATGGTATCGGCACTATCCAAATCAACCAGTAATTGCACATAATTTTTACGGTTGGCATACGCAGTAGAAATATCTGTTTTTGCAGGTTCGCCAAGATCGGCAGGAATTGTTTTAGCTAAAGCCTTTAATTCCTCAATTGTGTTTAGAGCATTAATTTGATTAATGAGTCCTTTAACATCAAAGTTATTAGGAGCCATATCTATGACAGTTTCTTGTGATTGTTCACGTTCAGCCATCTGAGCTTTAAGCCCACTCGAACCTTGATGTTTTTTTACCGTTGATTGAACTGGGGTAACATCAAGTTCTTCACGTTCAGCAATTTCATCTGGGGTATAAACACCTAGAATTACATCGGGTGTATATAAGCGTGACCAACGTTTAATAGCAAGATACGCAAGTTGTTGGCGTGGATCACTTACCCATAAAGGTGAATTGCGTACTGAGCCTACTTGTCCCATAGAAATATCAATTTCACGTGGAGAAGTTTCACCCTTTAATGTTGCCCAGACTTTAATGCCTTTATCCCATGATTTATCTTCCTTGCCGTTGATCTTTGCCCAATCGCCATACCATTCAAAATTTAAACGACCTGTGATAGGTGCACGATTGGTAATCACAGCATTCACAAGTTGCGCTTCATACCCTAATACACCATTAATTTGATGAGTTTTTTGAGCTACGGCAAAAGGGTCCATTTGCCACTGTGCTGATTGCATAATGATGGCTAAACAATCTCCAGTATTGCCCTGAAGATGTTTCGGCACTGCAAATTTTGATGAAGCCATGACACTTGCAATACGCTCAAAACGATCCATAATTTCAGGATTCATCATGATGTCAAAAGCAGTTAAGTGGGCAATCTGACCATTTTGTGGGGTTGTTAATGCGTTCATAATAAAATTCCTTAAACTGTTTCTTTAAACTTGTTTGAAATACGGAAAACACGTGTGCTTGATGTTTTGCTATATTTCGCAAATAAATCAGGTTCTTCTTTTTTCAACAGCGTACTGTCGATACGAGTAGAGGATTGTTCTTTGTATGTGCAGATGGTCATGCCTTGGCTAATCATCATTTCAGCGTCTTGCATAGATGAAACAAGCGTTAATTTGATCTCGTCTTCACGTGCTTTATCTGCTTTTTGGCGACCTTGGACTGCAATCAGTTCCTCATTGAGTTTGATTTGCTCAAAAGTTGCTTCAACTTGTTTACCAACAACGTGCTTAGACCAGCGATGTAAAACATCATCAAAACAAGTAGGATCGGGTGGTACATCAGCAATGACATGGTTGAACCAAAATGCTTTAACTTGTTTAAAGATTGATTCAATTAAATCGTCATCACGTTCAATGCGATACATGCGGAACTTATTGCCACCAATAAGCACGGCAAGGTGCCATACTTGGAAGCCAGTAAGTTTCATGTACCAAAGACATTGGGTTAGGTAATAATCTGGAATCTGATCTGTACCTTCTTCACCAAATAACTTGGATAAATATTCCGAAGCTGTTTTACATTCCAAACCTTGATCGGTGGTCAACTTGCCATCTTTAAAGAAAACACGACCTGCTATTTCAGGATTTACAACAGCGCGGTCAATGTTACCGATAGCCCACGGCTCACCAATATTTTCTAAAGAAAGTTGCTGAGTAACACGTTGAACTTTCATACCTGAGCGACGTGAAAACTCTTTTGCAACCACATCTTCAAGTAAGTTGCCGAAATGAGCAGATTCATTTTGCGATTCTTTACGCTCACTACGACCTGTTTTGTCTAACCACAACTGGTATGGTGACTTGTAAGGACTAAAGCCAAGAATTGCTGCAACGTCAGAACCACCGATACCTTTTTTACGACCTGCTAAGAATTTTTCGTGATTTACTTGGGTATTCATATCACACCACCTGATTTTCAGAATATTTAGGAGCCAAAGGGCGGTAGCTATCATCAGCAGTACGCTGACATTTCACACAAACCATTGCTGGTATGACGTTACGATGGAAATATTCATCATCGTAGCCATCACGTGTTTCGGTATTTCCGCAGTGCTCACATTCATAAATTGCTGTGAAATCACGACGGATTTGAGAAGTAATCTTTTTGATTTTCATGCTCTAAATCCTCTACGTGAATTCATGATTTCCAAACGAATTGAACCAATTCCCACGTCAATAACTAATTCACGAAAATTTTCATTTGAAGTGATGCCAAATTTGAAAGCCCATCCACCACCAAATCGACCAGAACTTTTGACTTTGAGTGGGTTCCAACCCCAAAATTCACCGTTATGCTGATCAAATGGTTCATCTTTAGAAACCACATGCCAAGGAAAGCCATGCATTAGGAAAATAACAGTTTTATTTCCAACATCGATTTCAAATTCGTTGTATTTGACAGGTTCACCAAATAAAGCTCGATATACATCAGCTTGAAGGCTTTCAGACGGATTATTTTTTCCGCTTGTAGCTGTTTTAATTTCAATTAAATCAAGCATATTAACCTCTCAATTTCTGTAATTTCACAGCGATAGAGTCTTCAAGGGCATCATTGATCTTGTCGATTTCATAACGATCAAGATATGCATTGATTTCGCCATCTTCACCACCAACTACTTCAGGTTCTAAACGATCAATTTGAACGCCTTCTGCACGATTAAAACCGTTACCATCATCAAAACCTGAATAGTCAAAATTCACTTCAATGTAATACTGGTCATTTGCTGTTAATAAGGTTGCATGACAATCATGTCTACAGTCGTTGTATGGCCCTAAATCTAGCTCATCCACTTTGTAGATGTCTGAAGCCACTGTTATTAGCTGTTGTTCTTCAACAGGTAGCTTGGCTGGTTGATACTTTTGCACAGATGCTAAAACTGCTGTCATCGCTACTGCACCACCTAAACCCAACAAAAATGGTTTGAAATTTAGTGAAACCATGTTCATAATCTCCTTATAGCGATTGCTATACCCCTTAAAGAAGCCCCGTCCTCGATCAAAATTTCGGGGCTTTTTATTGCTTAATTTTTAGTTTTAAGCGGAAAAGGTACCAATACGGACAGGGTTTTCAGGAAGCAATTCGATTACTTTTTCTTTGAATTCTTGAATAATTTCATTACGCAAGAGTTCTTCTTTAACGATTTGCAATGCAAACGATGGCTCACCATCTGAGCTATTTACTACAAGACGCAAGCGAATAGTTTTGTCATCAAGACCGACATAAGCTGGATCAATGATTTCAAAATAACTTGGTAATTTCCCTGCTGTGCTTGAAGCTTCAACTTTGTCAAAGACTGAGCGAGTTTCTTGCATGTTTGATACTGACGAGTCAGTAGTTGAAGATGCGCCAACTTTCATGTTGCGAACTGCATTAATTGCTTCCGCAATATGGATCGTTTCACCAGTTTCACTTGTTGCAGCGAATACACTTGCCCAATCTTCAAGTAATGTTGCAAAACGCTTTTGATTAAGTTTGTTATCTTTAAGCTGATTGAGCTTTTCCCAAACTACAGTTGGTTCAAGCTGTAACACTGCTTTATGGTCACAATGACCTTGAGCCAATCCAACAACTTTGAAGTTTAAAATTGCCGTTGCTGATACATTTTTGTGGTCAACAAATACAGGGGCATAAACTTTTACTTCAGGAACAGAATTTTCAGACTGCGTATTACCTAAAACATAACTTTTGAAATCTTCAAAAGATGGGGTTTTTAAAACACCACGTGCACGGTTACGACCAGCTTTAAATTGTTCTAAATCATGAACTTTGAAATTTTCATGAATGGCAACAAGTTCACCACGAGATAAATCATTTACAGGTAACGCAAGTTCAACGATTTCTTTAGCAGAGTTTTCCATTTTCAGTACCTTATGGATGGTTGGTAAAATTGTTGTAATGAGAAGGGGCTGTTTAAGCGTCTTCAGTGAATAATTGACTTGTATGGTTAGCGAACAACGTGACATCACCACCAGCATTCAAATGCATTGGAGTTTTTGAGGTGGTGTCCTCTGCACGTTTACCTTTTGCTGTTGGTTCAACAAAAGCGAGTGTGTGTGCAATTTCGACCTGGCTTGAATCACCGATACGAGCAATATCAAGTGTGATTTTGATTTGCCCTTTTTTGTTGTGCTGAACAGCACCTTGAGAAACCATGCTGATAGCTGCGCCGAGTTGGTTAGCAAAGGTTCCTGCACCTAAGTCAGCAACAAATTGCTGTGCGTTGGTTGGTTTGGTAGACATTTTTACCTCACATTGGGTTAGTGTGTGAGATAAATATCGCATTACCGATATTATTAGTCAATAGGAAAACCGATATTTTTATAGAAATTCCGATTTTTTATTCTTAAGTAGCTAAAAGAATCCTTATACAAGGAAGGGCAGTATTGTTTTTATGAAGGTGAGTAATGAGTAAAAAATGGTAGAAACTAAAAGATGGCTATTCTTAAATTGAATCCACAATATTTTTAATTTGTAGTAATTCATCATAATTATGCGGTAATTTTCTAAACTGCTTATACTTCTTAGATGCTCTGAAATATGCACTTACTTCAATAAAGGCTACATAAAAAAAATGCAAAACTACACCAATAAGAAGTGTGAAAACTGTTAGTAATAAAAGTGATAATAAAATGGTCTCTGCATAGATATCATTCATAAGTAGTAAAAAATGAATGATAACCAATGGAATTAGATAGCAATATTTTATGGATTTTGAGCTTTTTGTGCTGTTCTTAACTTCTTGCAAAATTAGATTTTTAATTTTACGTTTTATTTCTATTTTTAAAATACGGCATTTTGAGTTGTAATCATGTTTTCTTAGTAATACTTGTATTAATTCTAATAATTTGATTAAAGATTTGATAATAAAATTAAAAGCCAAAAACCCAAAAAAAATTAAAAGGATAATCCCATATAAGATATTATCACCACCAGATGAAACATAGTCATCATCATAAACCCCATATCTATCTGCAAATAAATGTGTGGATGGGAGAATTAATAGATACAGAATATTTTTTCTATTTATCATTAATGTTAACTCATAAGATTATGATTTTCTAACTCTTTTTGGACGAGAACCACCTAAAGGTCTAAAAGCATCAATCACCAATCCCACCAACTCCATACCATCTTCAAATTCAATAATATTGGGTTGAAAGTTTGGGTTAAGTGCTTGTAAATATTTGCGTTCGTCACTTTCAATTACCAATTTTTTAAAAGTTGCATCGCTATTATGACGAACTACAATTAAATCTTCCGATAATAGATCGCACACCTGAAAAGCAGGATTAACTAAAATGTAGTCACCTTCCTCATATTGTGGAAAATTACTAATACCAACAACTTTTAGATAAAAACAACCATCAGGATCATCAGCACTTAAAGGTGGCAACCATTTCATTACATCATTTGGATTTATAGCTTCTACAGAGGTCATTGATCCAGCTTGAACCCATGACAAAACAGGAATTAATCTCTGAGTTACTGGAACAACGTTATTATCAAAATCACCAGTTATGCCTTTCTTGAGTTCTTCCGCTGTTACACCAAGTGCATTTGCTAATTCAAGTATAGAACCTGTTGATTTAGCATTACCTGTTTCAAGATCAGATATCACAGATTGCTTCACGCCTGATTTTTGAGCCAATTCCTTTTGAGTCATTTTTTTGGCTTTACGAAGCTTTTTTAAATTTTCACCTAAAGTCGCCATAAAAAAATCCTAAAAACTACTATCGGAATTCTGATACAAAATGCAATCGGTTTGGCTATTGTCTTAATATCGGAAAACCTATATATTTGTTAAAAATATCGGAGGTTCTTATGAATCAGTGGCAAACAATGATCTCTGATTTAAGAGAAAAAGGCTTAACACAAACTCAAATCGCTGCGGAAATTGAATGTTCTCAAAATTATGTAAGTGATTTAGAACGTGGCGTTTGCGGTAAACGCTTGTCTTATGAGCTTGGAAAGAAATTAGAAGCTCTTTGGGAAAAACACCAATCAGTAGACTTAACCGCAAAATCTGCAAGTTAAAAGGAAATCTTATGGAAACAAAAATAATGTTTGTATTCAGCAAAAAACTGTTGGCACCCATGTCAACACGTGTACCGCTGGAAGTCCAAGAGATCATTGATACTTTGGCTGAAAGCCAAGGTAGTGATCGTGCGAAGTGGTTAAGAGATGCCATAGATAAAAAAATCGAACTGGAGACAGGTCAATCATCATCTGAGCACATACAAAAATCAAAGAATACAACGTCTACAAGCGTATTTAAGAATGTATGCAGAAATTTGAAAAGTTTTTGGCAGGCATTAAAAAAGCCCGACGTTGCAGGTCGAGCTTCTAGTATTCATCAACATTCAGGTAAATGAACATGAGTAATTTAACAGAACATAAGTGCGCTGGCAAATGTCCAGAATTTAGAGGGGAACAGTGCCATCACTGTTTGATTGCTCAAGTGGAAAAACGTGAGTTTGAATTGGGTGTTGCGCCTGATAGTGCGTATTTCATTGGTATTGATTTAGCTGCTGATGAAGAAGATAAGTCGGTTGAAGTGGCTTATTGCGTACTGTACTTGCCCAAACGGTGTACAGGTTTGCTTACATGTACATGGTGGTGTCGTGTTGGAGGTGCAGGGATGAGAAGTGAATTTGAAAACAGTATCAAGTGGTCATCGAGTTACGAAAAGCTTGTCTATCAACATGGAGAGCGCCTTTTTATCTTTGATGATGGTAAGTACAAGATTGCAGCAGTTCAACTTGCATGGGCGGTGTTTAAAGAAAAACAGACCGAGGTGGATGAGCTGCAAAAGCGAATCAACGATTCTCAAGACATTATCGAAAGTATCTTAGCGAGAAGTTTGGATAATCCTGAAATCCAAGATTTGTGCGGTCAATTGATTGATGTGTTAGAGAAAGGGATCAAGGGTGGTGCAGCATGATTGATAACACCTCAATTCTCGCCCTAACTGACATTATCCAATTGCCTGAAGCTGAACGCTTACAGGTAATCAAGGATAAGTTTTCAGCAAAATCACATGATGAATTATTTAATTTACTTGGCAATGTTTTAAATGTTGCTGTGAATTATGCCCAATCGTGTGATGAAACATTGTATTTACATCTTGTCACCACTGGCGATATGCACCCATACGCAATAGATAAACTTATTTCGCCAAGTTTTCATGGTGCTTTGAATGGGCTGATCTTGGCGCAAAAGGCTCCTAATCAAGATGTCCTATGTGAATCATGTGCTTATCGTTGCGGCACTTTAGCAAATCATTGTCTTTCTACTCAATCTGACTTGGCTCATGCCTTGGAGTTGGATGCAGTTTTTTATTGCCATAAAGATATTGAAAATTTGCATAGTCCGTCTGCTACAGATCATAAGCGCATGAAACCATGCAAAGGCTGGGCACAGCATGTGAAGAAACATAAGGGAGTAGCAGCATGAAATCAAATGAAGCTAAAAAACCTATGTATATCTTTACTGAACTAGGTAAAGAAAAACTTTGTAAGCACTGTGATGAATACTGGCCTACAGATTCAGAGTTTTGGTTCATGATTAAATCAAAGTTAAAGGATGGAACCATTACATTTCGACCAGAATCAGCATGTAAAGGCTGCTATGACCGTGTTTATAGACCACATCATGTAAAAGGTGTGAATAAAGTTCGTTCAAGTCATGAAAAGAAGGTGGCAGCATGAAAAAGAAGCGCACCAAAAAGTTTAATCCAAACAAATTATTGCCTTCACAGGTAAAACAGCTTCAACAGGCAGCACAGTACAAAAAAGATATTTCTGAAACTTATGAAATGAGTATGGAATTTATCTCATCTTATGTACGTGACTTCATTGAAGACAAAAAAATCGGGGAAAAGTCTTTATTAGATAAATTCCCTCATGCTGAAACACTACCTTATCACTTCACTATTGGTGCATATGACTATCAGGATTTATCCATTGCTTTAATTCTTGGTCATGTTGAACAACCAGAAGCATGGAAATTATCTGCTGATATTCACATGATGAATCTTGATGATTTGAGAAAACCAATGGTCACGGTTGAATTTCGTCGTGATTTGCCAAGCATGAGCCATATTGAATTATTACGTGGCAAGAAAGATTGCAAAATTGATCTTGGCCACGGATTGAAAAAGGTTGGTTGGCTTGGTTTGGATCAGGAGATTATTAAAGAAATCGAATCTCAGAAAAATATTCCTGATGATTTTGGAATTGAACAAATTCAGGTCCTTATCGAAGCTGATATTAAATTTATCAATACCAAGTGCTATCAGGAATTTTTAGCAGTTGCTGAATGGGTAAATGCTGGACATGAATTAGCGGAAGACCGTTTACGAAAATTATGGATTGCCGACCAGGTATTAGGTGGTAGTGGTAAAACCATTGGATATGAGGGGGCAGCATGAACTCAATGGCTAATCAAAGCTTATTTGGGCTTGCCGAAAATCGCACTGATATTTGGGCAACCCCTCAAGATTTTTTCAATAAGTTAAATGCAGTTTTTAACTTTGATTTAGATGTATGTGCTTTGGCTGAAAATACAAAGTGTGAACGTTTCTTTAGTCCTGAGCAGAATGGATTAAAACAAGACTGGACAGGCACATGCTGGATGAATCCTCCGTATGGTCGTGAAATCATTGAATGGGTTGCTAAGGCTGCATACACAGCAGAGCAAGGGCACACAGTTGTTGCGTTGGTTCCAGTTCGTACTGATGCACGCTGGTTTCAGGATTATTGTCTTGGTCGTGAAATTCACTTTATTCGTGGTCGTCTTAAATTTGGTAATTCCACCTCAAATGCTCCGTTTGGATGTTGTGTTGTTGTATTTCGCCCTAGTTTGAATGATGTGAAGTGGGAGGGAACATGATTATCGGAGTTGCTGTAAAAGCTGGCGATCTTATGGTCGCCCTACCAAAACCTAACCGCCATGCGGATTGTACCAATATCATTCTGTCACTTGGCTTGGTACCAGATATTCAAAATCAATGGGGGAAATCTGCACATCAGGGTTTCTATTGTGAAAATGGGAAGTTCTATACACGCCCACAAGCAGCTTTACATGCTATCGAATGTGGCCAACAAGAATGGACAGAAAATGACTTAGAGCTAATAGCCTTGGGTGAAAAGAAATTTTCACGTATGGGGCTATGTAGTGAAGATTTGTGGTGAGGTGGTATGAGCTACGCAATAACTGACCAGATTCGCAAATTAAAAGTGGGTAATCCGACAGCAAAGGCGGTACTTCTTCGCCTTGCTGATTATGCCAATGACTATGGTGAGTGTTTTCCATCAATTTCATTACTTTCTGATGAAACTGAGTTTTCAGTACGTGCGATTAAATCGGCTATAGATTTGCTTGAAGAAGTAAAAATTATTCAGGTTGATCGTTCAAATGGTCGCCATAATCGCTACAAAATTACGCCTGAAAGTTTTGATAGTGGAAAAGTTAAACCAGCCACCAGCATTTTGATTAAACAGAAAATTTCTAAAATATTGCGCACTAAAGTATATGAGCGTGATTTATATCGCTGTGTTACATGCGGTACTCATTTGAACCTTACTTGCGATCATATTGTTCCTGAGTCAAAAGGTGGGACTACCACAATTGAAAATCTGCAAACCATGTGCAAATCGTGTAATTCAACGAAAGGAGTGAGCATATGAGCAGTTTCAACTTTGTAAAAGCTGTACGTCAAATCTCGATGCCACCAACAACTAAGTTAGTGGCAATCACTTTGGCTACATACGCTGATTATGAAACTGGTGAATGTTATCCATCCATCCAAACGCTCATGGACGATACTGGACTATCAAATCGAGCAGTGGGCTTACACATTAAACACATCGAAAATTTAGGAATATTGGTTGCAGATCGTTCAAATGGTCGTCGATCTTATTACCGTTTTGATGTGGAAAGTCTCACAAAAGCAGTGACGCAGGGTCACAGCTCGGATAATGAAAGCAGTGACTCTGATAACAATACCAGTGACTCTGACGACAGTGAACCAGTGACTCTCACGCAACAACCAGTGACTCTGGTGCAAAAAGCAGTGACGCAGGGTCATACTAACTACCAAGAACAACCAATAGAACAACCAATAGAACGTAGTAGTAATACGCACGAGGAAAAAATTTCACTACCGCCAGCTCAATTTGTTCAGTATCACAATTTTGATCTTGCAAAAATCTCAGTGATCGAACTTGGTCAGAAATATTCAACATTGAAATCTGATTTCATCGAATTGTCTAAACCTAGACACCCTGATCTTGATCAACACGATCTTGAAAACTTGTTTGATGAATTTGGAGATTGGTTTGCATCACCGAATGATTACGGTAAGCAATCTTTCAAGACAGCACAGAAGTGGGCTGTAGCGTTCCTGACATGGGTAAACAACAACAAGCATAAACTTATCAACCGAAAGGCGAAAAATAGCGTCACTGAGCAATCAGGACGAAATAAACCTATCCAAACACCATCTGCATACCAAGCCAAACAGGAAAATGTAAATCGTTGGTTGCGTTATGGTCAAAAAGTCCGTGAAGAACAACATCAGGAATCATCAATTATTGATGTGGTACCTGAACCCCCAAAGAGCTTTCTGATTGAGGAGGTGGGTCATGCGTGAGTTCACCATTACTGAAGCACGTCGTTTAATTGACAAAATGCGTATTCGTTACGGTAAGAAATTTACAGATTTTTGGGCAGCAGTTGATGAAGCTGATCTTGAACAGGCAATGATTGAGGACTTTTCAGGATTGACAGTTCAGCAGCTGGAAAATGGGTATAACCGTATGCTCCATGAACCATGGCCACCATGTATTCAAGATTTTAAGATTTGGTGTTTACAAGGTTCACATTGGCTCACTGAAAATGAAGCATGGCAACAAGCATTAGCATACGAGAAATCGAATCAGACAATCTCAATCAGTGTACATGTGCTCAAAACCATTAAAGAATTTAAGAAAGGTTTTGATGAATTAAATCCACGTGCTGAATCACAGTCAAAAGCATTCAAGGATATGTACGTTCGTATCGTTTCAAATGCGAAATTGATGGGAGATGTTCAAACATTCACTGATCCAGTTGGAGCATTAAAAGCACCTAAGGAAGATGAGAGAAGAATCACTACCTGTCCACCTGAATTGATGGCTCAGGTGAAGGGTATTAATAAAAATTCTAATGCAGGTAGAGCATGACAAATTATTTATCACAATCTCAAATTAAAAGACTTGTTCACCAACGTGACAACAAGCCTAAACAGCCAAAGTATGGGAATCATAAAGTTGTCGTTGATGGTGAAAAAGTTGCTGATTCACAGCATGAGTATCGTCGATTAAATGAATTAAAAGTCTTGCAGCGAGTGGGAGAGATCAAGGACCTACAAACACAGGTGCGATACAACCTGATACCGGCACAGAAAATTTGTGGTGAGAAAGTACGTGGCACAGATTACATAGCAGACTTTGTTTATTGGACCAAAGATGATCAGTTCATCTGTGAAGACGCCAAAGGTCATAAAACTGCGGATTACATTATCAAACGTAAATTGATGAAGTTAATTCACAATATTGACGTAGTTGAAGTTTAAGAACGATTTAAGGGAGTATGACAATGAAGTCTAACGCTGAAACAATCCTTGAAGCCATTGAGGATTTACATAATCAAGAGCAGATCGTTACTAGAGAAACTTTGTCACAATTGACTGGCTTAAAATTATCTATCGTTGATGATCGATTAAGCCATCTTGTCGATAGTGGCCAGATTATCCGTGTACAGCGTGGTGTATTCATTCCAGCCCCTAAACATCGTCCAAGTCGCATTATGTGTAAGATGGTTTTACCTGATGGTACCGTTAAAATTGAAATTGGTGATGATCAGATTTTGACATTAACGCCACGTGAAGCACGTAACCTTGGCAATCTCATGGTTGCTGAAGCGATGCAATATGCAAATATTGAAATGGGCCATCATATGGCAATACTTCAGAGTGAAGTTTCAGGTCAAGTACGTAAATTATCGAAGCAAGTAGGGGATCTATTAGATATAGGCAAGCAAGGAGAGCTGTTGTAATTTATCAAAACTGCTTCACCCCCCTCTAAGGTTAGACCTCCCCCACATATATACATGATCATTAAACCAATATGAGGTTTGGTGATCATGGCTGAAAAAAAAGTAATTGATTGGGAAAAGATCGAACTCGATTATCGAGCAGGTATTAAATCTCTACGTCAAATTGCAAGTGAGCATGATATTGCAGAATCAGGCATTAGACGTAGAGCAAAGCAATACGAATGGGTTCGTGATCTATCTGAAAAAATTAAAGCTAAAGCAGATGACATTGTGCGCAAGGAGAGTGTGCGCAGCAGTGTGCGCACGAAAACGACCATTTCAGAAAAAGACACTATTGATGCAAATGCTAATCAAGTTGCATCAGTACGTTTGGCTCATCGTAAGGATATTCAACGTTCACGCAAGATTGCTATGAGTCTTTTTGATGAGCTCGAAATGATGGTCGGTCAAGAGAATGTCAAATTGCTGGAAATGTTGGGTGAGCTTATGTGGTCGCCTGATGATAAAGGCAACGACAAAGTAAATGACCTTTACATGAAGATCATCTCAATGCCTGGCCGCGTGAAGTCCATGAAGGATTTAAGCGACACACTCAAAACATTGATTGCTTTAGAACGCCAAGCGTTTGGACTTGATGATGAGAACAATAAACCTGTTGATGCACTGACCGCATTACTTGAACGAGTGAGCACTGGAAATAGTTCTGCATTTAAGCCAATTGCTGATGATCCTGAATATTAGTGCATGTACGTGAATGGAACGACTAATCACCCACACCAAAACATTTTCATTCACGTACACGCTTTAAAAATGCACCAATATTGTGCAAAATGGAGTAAAAATTGATTTATAACACTAACTTACAGCCACTACCGACAAATGCCGAGGAGCTTGAACGCTGCTTGGCAGACCCTGTTTGGCGTATTTTTAGTGGCTGTTTATATAAGATCAAGATTAAAGGGGATGACTTCCGTGATGAGTACGGAGTTTTGCAAATAGCAGATACCTTTGAATTACCATTTAAGCCTAATGATGCGCAGATTAAATTTTTAGATCGGCTCTGGTACCGTAATATTATCTTGAAAGCACGTCAGTTAGGTTTTACTACGCTGATTTGTGTTCTATGGCTTGATCATGCGCTTTTTAATGCTAACCAAAACTGCGGTATTATCGCTCAAGATTTACCAACCGTTTATAATATATTTAAAGATAAAATTAAATTTGCGTACGATAATTTACCGCCTGAGATACGTGAACGTTTTCCACTTAAAACATGCAATAAATCAGAGATGGAGTTTGAGCACAATGGTTCAACCATTCGTGTAGCCACTTCATTTCGTTCAGGTACTATTCACAGATTACATATTTCTGAGTTTGGTAAAATCTGTGCTACTGATCCAGCCAAAGATGATGAAGTAATCACAGGTTCTATACCAACTGTGCCGACCAACGGTGTACTTGTTATTGAATCTACTGCTGAAGGTCGTAGTGGTTCATTTTATCCAATGGTGCAAACAGCACAGTCAAATTATGCTGCTCGTAAAAAATTAGGTCTCAAGGATTATAGATTTCACTTCTATGCTTGGTGGCAGGAACCTAAATACAGAATTGATTCTTCAACTATCAGAATTTCACCTGAAGATCATGAATATTTTGATGAGATACAAGAAAAAGTTAAGCAATTTATGGGACTGGATTGTTACATTGATCCAGATCAACGTGCTTGGTATGTCATAACTCGTGACAATGATCTTAAAGGTGATCAGTCAAAGATGTGGCAAGAATATCCATCATTCCCAGATGAAGCTTTTCAGGTCGCCAAAGACGGCAATTATTATGCAAAGGATATGCTTGCGCTACGAAAGCGTGGTGGTATATGCCAGGTTGAAGTTCTTGATTTACCCGTAAATACATTTTGGGACATTGGAAATAGTGACGGTTGTTTTATTTGGTATCACCAAATGATTAACCAACAAGATCGTTTTATTAATTGTTATGAAGCACATGGTGAAAATCTTCAACATTATGTAGCTGAACTTACCAGTCATGGTTATGTATTTGGTACGCATTATTTACCTCATGATGCAGCACATCAACGCTTAGGTGATTTTAATAAATCCACATTAGAACAATTACAGGATTTGTTACCTGGTCACGAATTTGTGATTGTTCCTCGTATTACTCTTTTAAATACAGGCATTCAATTAACTCGTAAGTGCATGAAAAACTATTGGTTTGATGAAAAACGCTGCAAGTTAGGTATTGAAAGAATTGAAGGATATCAGAAGAAGTTTTCTCAAAGTGAGAAACGTTTTATTGATGCGCCGAATAAAGCAAATGGCTGTAGTGAAGGTGCTGATGCATTAAGGCAACATGCTCAAGCTAAAGAAGCAGGTTTGCTTGGTGATTACGTCTATACGGCTAGTCTTACTGGTATGAATCAAGGTACAACACATCAAAATCAACATGGTTATGTCGAAGCACCTCCGACAGATTGGCGTTTATAAGGAAAAGCTATGTTTACTCAAGAAGATACAGCTACAAGTGAGCAGATTAGCGATGATGATACGCTCAGTCTGGAAGAATTGACGGAGATTATGCACGAAATTGAGGAACAACCTCATTGGCGTCACATCGCAGATAAAGAGATGGATTATGCAGATGGCAATCAATTAGATACAGATTTGCTTAACCGTATGCAACAGATCGGTATTCCACCTGCTGTAGAGGACAGAATTAGTCCAGCTTTATTGTCGATTATGGGTTATGAGCTACAGACTCGTACTGATTGGCGTGTAAAAGCTAATGGTGAGACTGGCGGTGATGATGTTGCCGATGCCTTGAACTACAAATTAAATCAAGCTGAACGCTTATCTAAAGCAGATAAAGCGTGTAGTGATGCTTTTCGTCCTCAAATTTCATGTGGTTTAGGATGGGTTGAGGTAAAGCGTGAGCAAGACCCATTCAAATATCCTTATCGTTGTGTTGTAGTTCATCGTAATGAAATTCATTGGGATATGAAGTCTACAGAACCAGACTTATCTGATGCACGTTGGTTACGTCGTACACGCTGGGTTCATCCTAAACGATTGATGAGTGCTTTCCCAGAACACAAGGATCTAATCCAAACAGTTGGTCGTTATGGTGGTTCATGGTGGCAGCAACCTGATGTGCTGGATGGTGGAGCAAGTACAGGCTTACAAAATGCTTGGCTTGATGCACGTTCATGGACGATAAGTGAAAACTACTGGTATAACCCGACATCTAAAGAGATAAACGTTACTGAGGTTTGGTACCGTCGTTGGGTGCATGTGCCAGTTTTAAAGTTCAGTGATGGTCGTATCGTTGAGTATGATGCCAATAATATGGCTCATGACTTAGCAATTTATCAAGGTGTTGCACGTGTAGAGCAGGCTACCATATCAAAATTGCGTCGTTCATATTGGCTTGGACCACACCTTTTACATGATAGTCCTTCGCCATATTCACACCATTATTTCCCTTATGTACCTTTTTTTGGGTTCCGTGAAGATAATACTGGCATACCGTATGGCTTTGTTCGTGGCATGAAGTACAGTCAGGATAGTATCAATTCAGGTATTTCTAAACTGCGTTGGGGCATGAGCGTTACACGTGTTGAACGTACCAAAGGTGCAGTGGCGATGACAGACGAACAATTACGTCGTCAAGTTGCACGTCCTGATGCTGATATTGTATTGGATGCAGCACACATGGCTAGACCAGGTGCAAGATTTGATGTTAAACGTGACTATGAATTATCACAGCAACATTTCCAACTGATTAGTGATAATCGTGCTGCTATTGAGCAAGTAAGCAATATTACTTCTGGGTTCCAAGGTAAAAAAGGTAATGCTACTTCTGGAAAACAAGAACAGTTACAGATCGAGCAGTCAAACCAGACCTTAATGAAGATGATGGATAATTTCCGTGAGGGACGTACCCTCATGGGAGAAATGCTACTATCAATGATCGTTGAGGATATGGGCACTCAGCAACAGACCATCATTATTGAAGGTGATGCGGTACGTGAGGATCGTACAGTTGTTATCAATAAACCTGAGGTTGATGAACATGGTTATCCTTATGTTAGTAATGATGTTCAACGTACACGCTTGAAAGTTGTACTTGATGATGTTCCAAGTACCAGCACTTTCCGAGAACAACAACTTAATGCCTTATCTGAGATTGTTAAATCCTTACCTCAAGAGGTTCAAGTTGCAGTATTGCCTTATGTGATGGCCTTGACTGACATTCCATTCAAGAAAGATATTATTGAATCTATTCGTCAAGCTACACAGGCACCGACACCAGAACAAGTGGAACAACAAATTAAAGAAGCTGTTGATAAAGCACTTGCCGATGCTGGTATTGATCTAAAACGTCGAGAGCTTGAACTTAAAGAGCGTAAAGCAGTAAGTGAAATTAAGGAAATAGACGCACGTTCAGTACAAATTGGTGTGCAAGCTGCATATTCTGCTATGCAAGCTGGAGCACAGGTTGCACAAATGCCAATGATTGCACCAATTGCCGATGAGGTAATGAAGGGGGCAGGTTATCAAAATGCCAATGGTGATGACCCTAATTTCCCTACTGCAGATCAAACTGCGGCTATGAATATTAAGTCACCTTATATCCAGGGCCAAGAGGTACAACAGAATACAAGTCCAATGAACCCACCAGTACCACAGCAAGGTTCAACAGGAATGCAGGGAATTGAGACTCAACGAACCAGTGATAACTTGGGAGCATGATTATGGGGCATTTGATAGATTCTGAACTTATGAAATTTACAATTAATCAAGATGGTAGTAGCAATGCATCTGAAATTGCAGATTTAGTAAAAGCTAAAAAATATGAAATTGTAGATCAAACTCTGATGTTATCTGAGTGTGGTTTAAACACATGGCAAAAAGAATTCAGAATACCAAATGGCAACGGATTTTATTTGACAACATATGTTAATGACACCCTGTAAGGCAAGAGTAATTTTTATTGTTCACAGATACTAAGGCAGTCAAATCGACTGTCTTTTTATTGAGGATTATGTTCATGTCAAATACTGAACAGCAAATTGAGCAAGAAATTCAATCTAAAAACTTAAATGCGCCACGTTTAACGCCAGATCATATTGATTCTAAAATTGCATTAGAAATGTATTTTACTGGTTCAGGCATTATTGATGCTCAAACTCATGGGCATCACTTAGGTTTAGTGCGTTTTCAACATCATGATGGTGAAGATTTGCATAAGCCAATGGAAACATTAACTTTCTGTGTGTTGGTATTAGAAAACGGTTTTACCGTTACAGGTGAGTCGGCATGTGCAAGCCCTGAAAACTTCGATGCTGAAATTGGTCGCAAAATTGCCTTTGAAAATGCCCGTAATAAAATCTGGCAGCTTGAGGGTTACTTGTTGAAAGAAAATCTACACAAGCAAAATAGCAAAGTAGAATTACAAGCTGGTATAGATCAACTTCTTAATACACGTATTCCAATCCTTGACCAAATTTATGACCTTTGCCAGGCGATTGAAAAATGTGGTGCATCACCAGAGCTTACAAATGCAGTTCGCTTAGCAGGTGAGTTGCGTTATCCAATCAGCAAGTTGGTAGATCAGGCTCTTAAACTTGGCATTGGAGAAGGTATTGTAAGTGTTAGTTATAGTGATAATGGCTCAAACCTAACACCTGATTTACCAGAATTTAAACATGATGATGTAAAGGCAACTGAACCTTTATGCAGCACTCAAGAATGTACAATTGGTAGCACTGGTTCTAATGAGTATCAACTCAATGCCAAACGTGATAACGCTTTTCTCGTGGCACAGTTACTGTCTAATAATAAAATCAGTGCAGAATTACGCAAAAAAGCTGAAACCAAAATGACTGCACTATTAGATGAATTGATTTAAACCTATCGAATTCGAGACCTTTAAACCAGCATCAATATGCTGGTTTTTTATTTCTTGATTTTCCATTCAACGGCATGATTTCCATTGTCGCAATCATGGCTGACACATTCACCTTTGTGATTGACCTGAATTACACCACAACCTTCACAAATAACATTTGCTAGATAGTTCGGCTTACATTCTTTGATAAACCCATTACTCATTCCATATTGCTTGGCGCATTGAGCACAATATTCAGCCATTCTAATTACCCCCTGTAAGGTTTTTACTTATTAATTATAGCTTTTAAAATTTACTCATCAAATTTGAGTGATTTTAGTATGAGAGTTAGAGCAAGGAAAGAAAATCCCAAATCAAGACAGAGTTCGCTTAATTATGAAAGAAAACGTGTTTTACAAGGCGCACTCCTATTTGAAAAATATAGAGATATAGATGGATTCCTAGCTTCATTAAAAGAGCGAATAAAAGATCGTGGATTAAGTGTAAAGCAGATCCAAATAAATCTAGGGTTTAATAAGAAAGTTATTTATAGCTGGTTGAGAAATGAAAAAATTCCATCTCAAAAATACCAAGTAGCTGTATGTGAGTATCTCGATATTCCTTATCACAAGCTAGCTTTAACGCCAAATGAGCAGGGAGATTATCCATGTGGTATACGGGCCTGCACTGTATGTGGGTGTGAGTTTGCGCTATTTAAAAAAATAAACTATGGACAAATGAAATGTTGTAGTTGTAGACAACTGAATTCACCAAGCAAATAGTAAAGTAATGTTCACCCCCTGTAAGGCTAACGACATCATATATAAATCCTAGACACTTGTCTCATGTTGAGCAATCAACAGCTAAACGCTAGATAACTCTAGCCATTCGCCTTTGCGGTCACAGCGATAAGTGATAGGACAGACATGGATATTACAGAGCAACAAAATGAGTTGATTGAAGCTAACGGTGGTAAAGCATCACCTGAACTTGCAGCGCAGCTTATAGAGCAAGCGTTAAATGGCGATACCGCAAATGCGGAAAATGGTAGTCAGCCAGCAACTACCCAAGTTACAGAAGAAAATACCCCAAAAGTTGAAGGTCAAGACGGTACGCATGAGGAGCATAGCTCCGCAAGAGCTGATACACAACAAGCACAACAGCAACAACAGGTCGATGAAAGCCAGTTAAATGCTGAAAATGCTGTGATCTTAGCTAAAGACGGAAAACACACCATTCCATATGACAAGTTAGTGCAAGCACGTAACGGTGAAAAGGAATGGAAGCAAAAGTTTGATGAAGCTCAACAACAGTTGGCACAACTTCAAGCTGATGCACAGGAACGTAAAGATAACGGACAGGCTCCAACTACACAGGACAACCAAGCAAATATCGCACAACAAGCGATTGATCAGGGTGTAGACCCTGCAATCTTTGGCGACTTTAGCGAGGAAGCTTTGGCTGCTGGTATTCAGAAACTTGTTAATTCTCAAGTTTCGACTTTGGTGCAACAGCAATTACAAACTGCTTTAGCCCCAATGCACCAGCAACAACAAGTGAATGCAGAGCAAGCCCATTTTAACGAAATCTTTACAGCACATCCTGATGCGGATTCTATCGTTGAATCTAAAGAGTTTAATGATTGGAAGAATGCACAACCAAGTTTTCTGAAAGATGCGTATGAAACAGTTTTGGATAAAGGTTCAGCTGCTCAGGTGGTAGAACTTCTAGGATTGTATAAGTCGAATACCCAATCAGGTCAACAAGCTGCTCAACCTGCCAATGATGCAGTAAAGGCAGTAGCGCAAAAAGCTGTGAGTCAGGCTCAAACACCACCACCGAACAGTCTGAGTGATTTGCCTGCTGGTAGTCCTGCTGGTGTTTCTCGTGATGAGCGTTTGGCAGCAATGTCGCCAGCGCAACTTGCGGAGGAAATGCAAGGATGGACACCCGACCAAGTGGAGCAATTTCTCAATAGACGTGTTTAAACATACGTGATGAGAGTATTTGAAACATGACTACTAAAACTAACGCAAGCTATGGCGATAAGACCAATTTAGTTACCCAAGCGGTAGGTCTGTTCGCTACACACATGAATCGTAACAGCACCTTAAACCTATTGGCTGGGAAAATGCCTAAGGGCGAAGCAGGTGCGGAAGCGACTCTCCGTAAACAAACCACATCCCATATGCCTATTGTTCGTGTTCAGGACTTAGGAAAAGGGCGTGGTGATGAAGTGACATTCCACTTACTAAATCCAGTCGGTGCATATCCAATTATGGGTAGTGCGTATGCTGAAGGTCGTGGTGTGGGGATGTCTTTGAATGAAGATCGCCTACGTGTGAACCAAGCTCGTTTCCCTGTTGATTTGGGTAACGTGATGTCACAGATTCGTAGCCCAGCTGATTTACGCAAACTTGGTCGTCCAGTCGCTCAGAACTTGATGGATCGCTATTGTGATCAGTCATTACTGGTGCACATGGCTGGTGCACGTGGTTCTCATAACAACATTGAATGGGTTATTCCTAAAGATAATCATAAAAACTTCAATGAAATCATGGTAAACCGTGTTAAAGCACCAACTAAAAACCGTCACTATGTTGTTGATGGTTCTGGTGTGCAGAGCGTTAAAAGCAATGCAGGTGAGTTTGATATTGCAACAACTGATCTATTTACAATGGATTCAGTTGATTCAATGAAAACTGTTCTGGATCAAATTGCTTTACCACCACCTATTTGTAAGTTTGAAGGTGATGTTGCTGCGGAAGATTCACCATTACGTGTATGGCTTGTATCGCCAGCACAGTACAACAAATTTGCTGCTCAACCAGGTTTCCGTTCTTTCCAATCATCTGCATTTGCACGAGCAAGTCAGGCAAAACAACATCCGCTTTTCTTAGGTGATGTGGGTTTATGGAACGGATTTATTATCCGAAAAATGCCGCGTCCGATTCGTTTCTATGCAGGTGACACAATTAAATATTGTGCTTCGTATGACAGTGAAGCTGAATCAGATTTAATCGTACCATCAAGTTTTGGTAGCACTTTCGCTGTTGACCGTTCAATTATTTTGGGTGGACAAGCAATTGCGGAAGCAATGGCTGCAAGTGATAAGTCTGGTGTGCCTTTCTTCTGGTCTGAAAAAGACCTTGATCATGGCGATAAATGGGAATTATTGATCGGTGCCATTCGTGGTACATCAAAAATCCGTTTCGCTGTTGATACTGGTGAGCGTACAGAATTTACCGACTATGGTGTAACTGTTGTCGATACCGCTGTGCCTATCATTGGTGCTAATCAGTAATTGTTTTGGGTATGTCCAGTTATGGGCATACCTCATCGTATTCTAATCCTTGGAGATTTTTAAAATGGCGACAATTAAGAAGAAGCCTAGTGGTTATGGTCAGTTTGGTGGATTCTCACCATATGGCAATGTTACAGCGTTAGCATTTTTTCTTGCCACGAATGCTTCAGGTGCTGTAATTGACTCAGATACAACGACTGCTGTAGCAAGTGGTGATGTTATCGATTTAGGTGAACTACCAGAAGGTATGCGCCTTGATGATGCTCAAATCCTGATTAAAACAGGTATGACAGCCACCGTTACAGGTTCACTTGGCTTTAAATATGTTGATGGTGATAGTACAGAAGTACCACAAGATGCAGCATATTTTATCAATGCTGGTGATCTTGCAACAGCAGGTCGATTACGTGCTAATACAGGTAAATTAGTAACTTTGCCTAAACCTGCACGATTGATTTTAACCACAGGTGTAGCGGCGAATGCTAAGGCAAGCGACATTAAGGTTATTGTCAGTGGTGAATTGACAGGCCCTCGTTAATGTCTTGATGGTGTAGGTTTGGATAAGCCTGCACCATTCTTTTTATTTTTTAACTTATTAAGGTGACAAGATGAAAACGATTGCAATAGCGATGATGTGTCATGCGATAAATACTGCATATTGCCAATCAATGGGTGATGATAGTCAACCTTCTTGGGATGACACACCAGAATCACATAAACAAAGTTTGATTGCTGGCGTTGAAATGCATTTGGCAAATCCTGATGCCACGCCTGAACAGTCTCATGAGTCTTGGTATAAGGTCAAAGAAGCTGAGGGCTGGAAGTATGGTGAAGTAAAAGATATGGAGAAAAAAGAACATCCATGTTTTTTACCTTATGAAGAATTACCAGATGAACAAAAGGCAAAGGATTATTTATTCCGTACAACGGTGCATTTGGTTAAGCACTTGCCTGATCCTGAAGATTACTTGGCATTGAGTGCGGAAGTTGTGAATCTACGCCAAAAGGTTGAGCATCAAAAGAATGTCGCAATTAATACAGCGACAATCACCCCAACCAATGTTGTTCAAAAATCTGCTGGTGTATCAATTCAGTATATTGGAAATAAATCTCTATATACCGACCACTTATACGAATCAGCTTTAACCTTTGAACAAGGTCAAGTGCGATCAATTCCAAGTGATTTGGCAACCAAGTTTTTAAAACATCCTGAGTTTGCTCGTTATGAGGGTGAGCCTGAATCCATTTCTGGTGAATCTACTGAGCAAGGCTTAGATGATGATACGTCAAGTATTCTCAATCGCTCTAAAGAAAAACAGCAAGAAGAAATTGATAAAGAAAATAAAGTTCTTGATGAAATTGAAACGATTGGAAAAATGACAAAGGCTGGCTTGGTTCAATATGCTTTAGAAAAGTATGAGCAGAAACTTAGCCCACAAAAAAATCTTGATGAATTAAAAGAATCAGTTACTCAAATGATTCATCAATATGGGGTTGTGTAATGCAGCTAAATGACCTGATCAGCCGTTTTCGTACACTGGCCAACGATAAAGTAGAACCATATTTTATTGATGATGCCAGTGTCACTGATTGGCTTAATGATGCCGTAAGTGAAGCGTGTATCCGTGGTCGTTTATTGCATGAATCTCAAAACAATGATGTTTGTAAGATTAATATATTGATTGGTTCATCTCGTTATCAGTTGCATGAATCGTTATACGAATTGACTCGAGTGTGGTTCCAGCCGAGTGATGGAACAAAAGGGCAATACTTGACTTTAATGTCAGCTGAATTACTCGATCATTATTATGATGGTGAGAATTGGCGAGTGAAACAGGGTAAACCTGAACACATTGTTCAGGATGATACAGGTATTCGTCTTGTTCCAATTCCTGATGTGGACGGTGAGTTGCAATTAGAAGGTTATCGTGTGCCATTGTCACCAATGGAAAATGATACGGATATTCCAGAAATTAACCAAATTCACCATGTTCAATTGATTCAGTGGGCACTACACCAAGCATTTAAGGTACCAGATGCAGAATTCTTTGATCCTAATCGGTCAGCATTAGCAGAGCAGGAATTTACAGATTATTTCGGTATTCGTCCTGATAGTGATTTGCGACGCATTACTCGTGAGGATATACCGCATAACGTTATTCCATTCATGCCGTAAAAGCGCATGAGCATATAAACCCCTGTAAGGCTAACGGCTTTTCAGGGGTTTTCTACATAATGAATTATATTTTTTTGAATCTGCACAAAGATGGGCAAACGTACAATTGATTTAAAGACCGAAGATACGCTTTACATTGGCGGTGCCAAAGTTCAATTGATCAAAAAATCAGGACAATTGGCTCGAATTTGTGTTGAAGCAGATAATCACATTGAAATTAAACATGAGCGCATGAGTGCTTCCGATTCAGCTACGGAGACTCAAGCGCATGGCAAACACACTCTATGACTCAGCACGTAAAGGCTACCTTGAAGGGCAATTTAACTGGTTATCAGATACGGTTAAGGTTCTACTGGTAAGTACAAGTGCCTATACCGTCAATGCTAGTACGCATAAATTTCTGTCTGACATTTCCGGTTCTGCGCGTATTGCCGGTCCAGTCACTTTAACAGGTAAGTCCACTGATGGCGGTGCAGCCGATGCCAACGATGCAACATTCACAGCGGTTTCTGGTGGTGCGATTGGTGCCATCGTGATCTATGTCGATTCTGGCCAAGAAGCGACAAGCCCATTATTGGCCTATCTTGATACTGCAACCGGCTTACCGATCACACCTAACGGCGGGGATAAACTTGATAATGTTCCCCTTGCTGCGTAAGTAGTAAGAAAACAACCTGGAGAATTGCTGGAAACCCCTGAGAGCCTTAACACTACAACGCAACTGGAAACGGTAAACGTGAATGTTTGAAAAGTTTAAGGATTGGGCAATCAGCAGCCGAGCACCGTACAGGTGAAGGTTCAACGACTAGGCGCAAGCCGTAGCATCAAGCGATGCGAAGTACCAGGCCCCTGAATACAGGGTGAAGATATAGTCTGATCTGCATTGAAAGGTGCAGCAGCCATAAGGCGGTTGGTAAGTAGCGAATATCAATGAACACATGATTATCATCACATGGGACAACGGAACAAATAAAATTTATAAAGTTTAAGTAAAACAATATCTTAAAATTTGTAAATGTTTGTTTTGTTGATAAGACCCACGCTGTTATAGATTATTATAATCCTATATCAGCGTGAGGATTATGAAGTGACAGCATTAAGATCTATACCAGATCGCAACTGTGAAGGTTGTGGAGTGGTTTTTCGACCTAAACGTGAAGAACAGAAGTTTTGCTCAAGGGGTTGTTGGTACAGCCTAGTCAGAAATCCTGAAAAGAATTGTTCATGTTGCGGTCATTCCTTTAAGGCGAAATATGCGCAACAGCAATATTGCAGTGTTGATTGTAAAAACAAAGCAAGTAGCAAAGACAAAACTGTAGTCTGCGCTGTTTGTCAGACTGAATTTGCACGACCACATGGCAAGACAAGAGCTTATTGTTCACGCTCATGTGCTAATAGAGCACGTGCCAAAGGGATGAAAAAACCCGAAATAACATTAGATGCAAGAGTCATAGGAGATAAAACAGTAACTACGCATGGTTATATTCAAGTAAGGGTAAATGGTAGCAAGGTAATGGAGCACCGCCTTGTCATGGAAAAGATGATAGGCAGGCCATTGGAAAAGCATGAACGTGTTCACCACAAAAACGGCAACCGCCAAGATAATCGACCTGAAAATCTTGAATTATGGGTGGGTATAGAGCGCAGTAAGAAAGATCCGCATGGTGTAAGGCTCGTTGATCAGGTTATAGATATGCTTTCATCACTTAAAGAAGATGAGCGTCTGCAGGTCATGCAGGCTTTGGAGAATCTAAATGTCCGAAAACAAACCTGAGCCGATTATTGTGCAAATGGAATCCATAGCACCCGAGCCGATCACGATGGGTGGTGATGTGTTTTTAAAACATGACTGGTACCGCCTGATTAATACCGCACCGTTTCAAATGTACTGCTGTGAAATATACGGCGATGAGAATCGTGGCACACACAATATTGAGGAATGGTTACGTAGTGCGATTGAGCAGCACGTGCTAGAAGATGAAGATAAATTCTTTAAAGCATTTGGTGAGTGGCATAGCGCGAAAGGCTATTGGAAAAATGAAACGGTTTATGGCGATTTGATTGAGGTGTCGGAATAATGTTTGTTCACAATGAAACTTATCTTACTTATGACCGTTCAGCAATGTTGATTTATAACTTAACAGGTTATTTAGGGTCAACGGTAGCTTCATGTGTCCCTGAAACAGTTATCGCATGCGTTGAAAATTTTGCATCAGCTATGCTTGCTATGGAGAACGATCTAGCTTCAAATGGCTTTACTCAACTTGAAGTGCTATCACGAGGTACCGTTGGTGAAAATGTATTCCAAGATATTCTTGATGGTAATATACGCACACATGTATTTACATCAAACCCAACAAATTCACCCATAGGTAAATCACCAACCCTATCTACTAATAAGCGGTTATCAATCGCTGAGCGTTACTACAAATTTGGTGACAGTGAAACGCTACCTATATATTTTAAAGTAAGTTTAGGTTTTATTGGGACTGCCATTTCTTCTAGCAACAGATTTGCGCGGCCTTTCGTTTCGGTTGAATTTTACAGTTCTGACCTTTTTATATCACCAATTCAATATTGGCAAAGCAATGTGCATTCGGTATATGAACCATCATCTCCCGGCACAGGTTCACGTCCTTTCGCTTTTTGCTATGCGGCAAACGATAACAACCTCATTATAAGTTTTGGCTCTGATCAAGGTGGTGACAGCAATGACCTTGTGCACGCAGGATATAACACTGCAGCGATTTATAGTTCTGCACGATTTTTTAGACCTGTTATGTTTAGCAAAGCACACGCTCCTGATGTGGATTTAGGTGAAAAAACCCATTTAGCAATGGTACATCTCCCGATTATTACTGAAAAAGCTGCAAACTCTAATGGTGAAGATGCGATTACTTTAAATGCCTCATATTTGAAAACTAATAATTATCCACCAGTATTATTAAGCCCACTCAGCAATGAACAATATTTTTGTACGATGGGAATTCCGAGAACATCAAATAATTTAGTAGTAGCGCGAGTGACGAAACCTTTTGTTATGGATTACTTCATCGTATCTGATGAAGTGGGTGTAGTTGAATTCAATGGTTTGATGTATGCACCTGTTTTAGATCGCAATAATTTTGGGGTAAATATTGGAACACATGTTGTTCGTGGGGTGTTGAAATCATTTTATCAGATGCCAATGTTAATGATTAGCTCTTTTGAATATGAGTCTGGTAATTGGAAAAATCGAGCACATACAATCAGCTTGGTGATCGATGAGTAAGCTAGAATTTGACCTTGATCGCGATGCTGATGGCGTCTATCTCTCTATGACAGAAGATAGTAATTTGCCAAGTATCTACCACAACCATAACATCATGGATCTTTTTGGTCTTACTAGGCGTATGCAAAAAGGGTCGCTTACAGTAAGTTCTGACGGACTACAAGGTGTTGTTGCAGATGGTGTTCCAGTAGGTGCGAAAGTAATTTTAGTCCAAATGGTGGACGGTGTTTTAGTTCAAGTTGCTGAAACAGAAAGTCTTGATGGTTCTTGGTTATTCACAAATATCCGTAACTCCGAAACACACGCGATTGCTTTCAAAGAAGGTTATAACGCAGGGATTGTAGCCAATATTGACATGGAGGTTTAAATGCCATCTCCATACGTGCCACCGAAAAGATCGCATGTTAGTATTTCACTGACTGATATTTCTCAATCAGCGAAATCGCGTGTATCTGTCAGTATAAATCTGACACCTGAGCAACAGTCTGGTGAAGCACAATATGTTGGCGGTGATGGTTGGGGATTGAATTCTTCGCTTTTTGGTCAATCTCGTGCACGACTTCAATTTCAACGTATATCTAATCCAAGTATAGGAAATACACTCCTAGTGGGAACACCAGGGGTCTTTAATCAACGTGACTTTATATCTCCATCTGGTATTAATCTAAATACTTATGGTAGACCAACAATCTACAACCTTAACCGCTATATAGTGGGTCGTGGATTAAGCTCGTTTATTTCTGGTAGTGCTAACGTACAGAGCACATTGGCGTATATTCGCCCTACAGGACTAAATTCATTTAGTCCTGGTACCGCAAAAGCGCTGAGCAGTAAAATAGAAGCGAAAGGCTTTAACAGTTTTACCGCAGGTCAGCCAAAGATTGAAAGCCTACGCGCCTATATTCGAGCCGGTGCCTATGATTTTTTTGTATCAGGTAAGATACGGATCAGCTATAAAGAACAACACGCGACAACTACGCAGAAAAGTGAGAGCACACTTTGGGGTAAATCGCTGGTTGCCTATGGTGTACGCTATGTTGAGCAGAATAGTCCGTCACCATTAACGCGATTTGGTACCGCCTGGGCTTCTTTTTCACCGCGATACATTGAACCACGTGGCATATTTCAACAATTCCCGTCCTATCATAGAATCGGTGGGTCACAGACTGTCAAAATGGAAGGTTTTGACTTTCTCCGCTTTGGTACCCGCATTATTCCAGAGAATCAGGCGATTTTTCCAATCGGGTTTAGTACGCTATTTGGTGATCATGAAATACGCAATAACCTGCACCCGATTAAGCCTAAAGGCTTTCTGACTGCAGGTGAGCAGATCGGAATGCGATTTGGCCATGTTACGGCATTTAATTCAACACAATACTTATTGCCATTCCATGACGACACAAGTAAAGCAGCTGGGCCGTTATTCCCGGATATAAAGCAGCACGAAATTGCCAATCTGAATCGGGTCATTCAGACCCATGGTCGTATAAATACACAGTTTGGTTATGCAGATCTTGTCAATAAAGCACGTGTGATTTATCCAGTTGGGCTGGCATCTCCTTTAGAGGTTGAGCCTACAAAAACCCTAGTCGCTGATGGTATACGCTATATCAAGCCTGGATCAATTGAAGCACCTCGGATGAGTACCTGGCACAACATTTGGTTAGGTGCACAGAATAAACGTGTACAAGGTCCTGTACTGACACTGTATGGTGTGCCATATATCGAGAATACTCGTCGGATCTATCGTTTTATTAGTTTGGGTGAACAGACATTATTCGGTAAAGGCATGATTTCCCATGCAGTACGTGGTATCCGTATTCAGGAGGACTATAGTATTGCACCACCGGTGATTCCAATGCCGGAAGTAAAATTGGGTGTGCGTTATGTTGAGCCAAGCTCAATCGATAGTGTGCGTTATGGTTGGCCGCACTTGGCCGAGAAATTTACCAAGATTGCGCCACATTGGGTTCAGATTAACCGAGTCGGTGAGCCGGTAATCAGAAATGTCACACCGCAAGCCAGACCATGGCAATTTGAAAGCGCGAAGTATGGGACTGCATATGTTGGTTTGTATACTAGACACATCAAGCCTGATGGATTAAGTGCACAACAGTTTAGCCGAGCTCGGATCAGTGATCGAAAACAGGGTGTTGACTTACGCAGTTATGGCATTCAACCACCAACCATTACAAAGCTACATAAAATTGAAAACGTTGGAGCCGGACAGCTGCTACCGCATGTGATCTATCCCATACCGATCACCACAGCAAACTTTGAAATCCATCCAGATAAGCTGCATACAGTCCGTCAGAACGTCATTCGCCCAGAAAGTGAAAAACCAATGACCATGTTTGGTGATACCAGGATTCATGCTAACTCGATCCGGGTCGAGCCTGGCTATTGGGAAATCCTGATGGGTAAACCATTGGTCGAGCACAAGAACCGTAAAATTCATATGGATAGTACCTCTTGTGACTTCCTTGGGATTAGCAAGCCACGTATGTCACCGCATACCATCTGGGCTGTGGTAGAAGCACCAAACCAAGCTAGAGAGAATCATGTACGCCCAGATCTACCGCTACATTATGTGGATGGACGTACAGAATCAGGTAATACGAAGTACCCAGGTATTGAAATTGGTACACCGCGCATCAGTCACAAAAACCGTCGTCTTAATCCTCCAGGTTATCTGGCTTTCGGTATAGGCAAGCCGACCATATATAACGTCGTCACCAAGATTGAGCCGAAAGGATGGATCAGTTTACGCCTGGGTGTGCTTGGTCCGATTGGTGATCAGCACATCAGCTTTCGACCTAAAGATCCGATGACACAATGGGGTTTGCCTAATGTAGTAAGTATCATCCGACACGATGGAAAATTAAAACCTGCAGGTCTAGTCCTGACTGAAATTGGCGAACCGGTTATTGATTTCTACCACCGGAGCATTAAGCCGGTTGGCCTACACTCTATGGCAATGGGGACCATAAAACAAAAAGATCAGCCTTATTTGTGGCAAGGCTTGCGTGTCGGTGCGCACGTTCCGACCAAGATTGGAGGACTGGATGGCTTGCGCTTTGGTACTGCCTGGATCAGTTACCGGGTACGTGAAGCAGTTATGAAAGGGGATGATTTTGCTGCGGTTAGTGAATATGAGCCGGGCAAGTTTAATCTTAAAATGACGATCCGTAACGCGAAGCAGCCGGAATACCCACGCACTCAGCAAGTTATTACGAAAGGCGATGTGCTCAGTCTGTTTGGTACACCTGATTCTAAACTGAAACTTCATTTCATTCGGCCAGATGGCAACTCGGATAACTTCCGAAAAGGGGGACTTTAATTTATGCACGAATCTCGTCCATACGGATTATTTAGCCGTGGTGCCGAACTCACTGCCGATGATGTTGCATTCATTGACCAATACTGTAAGAAGGTCAGCAACTTTAAGCAGCTATCCAATCTGGAATCAGTAAAGTACACCAGAGAACTTCCTAACGGTGGTTTTGTAGTCATTCAGGATGCCGGTGGTAACTTCCGTGCCGTCGCATATAAACCTAAGCAGATCGAGGAAAGCAGGGTAGGTACCGGGCAAGTACAGTTCACTATGCCGATGTTGTTCTCGGGTGTGATCGATCAGGGTATTGCTTATCGTGGCCGTGGTATTGAAATCAAATTAACGACGATATGCACCAGGCGTTTAGGCGGCTATGATCAAGGTCAGCCAGTGGCGGCCATCCAGGAACTTCAACGCTTTCGCTGTCCGTACAGTGAAGAAAATAAAGCCATTCTGGTACCGCAATTTGCACAAGGCTTAAATCCTGATAACGCGCTCTATACACAGTATCACGCATTAAAGCCCACTTGGTTTTCCGGTGCTATGGCCGAAGCTGCGCAAATCGTCGGCGGATTTGGCCGGCAAAAAATGGAAGATCTACCGGAAGATCCTGTTGAACGTGCGGTATTCACTATGCCACCGGTATATCTGGAACGGATCAAGGCCGAGATTGGTGAGAATGTACTTCTACCTGGTTATAGTGGTGTGCCGGATGACGAGGGTAAGATTCCCTACAGTTTTACCTTTCATAAAACCGATCTGATCAGTTTTGATGATGAGGATAATCCCTGGCTAGTCCGGGTGCAGATGAGTGGTGTTTGGGCGATGCCTTTACCGATTATCCCGATCACGACCACACAAGCATTCAGCGAATACATTGCAGAGGTCAACGATACCGAGATTGAGATGATCCTGGAGCGCTTTGGTGGCATCCCCTCTGGTGAGGGATTTCCAGATAACGATATGGATTTTATTCGATGGATGAAAGCCGGGGTCATTATTAAGGTTTGTGATACGTCTGATTTTTATGATCATTCAGCCTATAGTACGGTATGTGGCTGGTCCTCTAATCTTAGAGGAACCAACCTGATCAATACCTGTTATGACTATGTGAACAAGTATTGCTTTGGGTATACCTATCAGATCAATCTGAGATTGTCAGCAGCGCAAGACCGAGGATGGATGAAAGGGCGCAGCTTTAATGATGATCCTCCAAGCAATCCACAGCAAGTCGCTAAATACCTGTCTGGACTGTTTGATGAAATAGGAGGTGAAGGGCATCTGGCGGCCAGTATCCGATATAAGATCCGTCGGGTAGCCATGACTGAAATCGAAAGTCGGTCCAGTCGTTCAGGTGCCAGTGATGTGGAGTATTGGGATAACTACCAGTGTGAGCCTATTGCCAGTCACGAAGGCCGCACAAGCTGTACCAATAGCGGATATCTTTACGGTGGTGTACGTTTTAAGTTGCCGGAACCCTTCTTCACCTGCTGTATCAATATGGATTTCAGCCCGAGAGGTGAAACGGAAGGCATTTATCCGAAAGTAGATACCATTATCTATGCGTATTACATTGGTGATGAGCTAAAGGTGGTAAAGAACTTTCGCGATGAACGAAAATACCACAAGAATGTAGAAGGTAGCTTTGAAGATGAAATGATCGTAGGGAGCTGGGAACAGACTGAATACAGTGGATATACTGGCTTATCTGGCGAATACTATTCTACCGATTTTGATTCGCGTACCGAAATCGCACCGACTGAAAAATATACCAAAATTGTTGGCAGGGACTTGGGATACGGCAAACCAATGGCTCGTTATGCCTTCTATTTCTGGACCGCAGGTACACTATTTAGGCAGCGACATTATACCCATGATCGTCGTGAACATACCAAATTCAATAAAGAAATTCGGGAGGCATTTATTGTTCCTTATTTTCAGCGCAATGCTGTGATCTACGCTGAAACTGAACGTAGTGATCGTGAGTACGTTAAAGAAAGTTTGAAGATGTATTCAGTTACCGATCCGAACTCGTACGAGATATGGACATATGATTTGGAAATCAGAAACTTCAATAATGCACCAAAGCGTACAGGCACGCCATTTCCAGTAGATTCATATCCGGTTTGGGCTGAAACCTACAACTATAGTAATTATGGATCGGCGGCAGAGGACTTTGCAGACGAAGGTGACTGGATCGGTGCATCTATGCCTGCAGATGTGACAGATTATGCGAATCCGCCAGGTGGTCGCACTCTAATACAATATGGTGGTGATAAACCGAACGTAGAGGAATATGAGGAAAATTATGAAATACACCCCGATCCGAAATACGTACTAAAACTTTCCATGATGGAAACACCGCTAGAGGTACATACTCGAAAGCACAATGATCAGTATTATAAATATTCTCCGGATCGTTGGGGGCTTACGGTTTATGAAGATGCCAGTAAGGTTGTGTTTGGTAACGCAAGTTATGCCAACATATCAATTAAAACTGAAGCTGAAACCCGTTATCGTTTCGGTTACAGTCGCCTTGCCGACAACAAAACTGCCCACACATTTATCGGTGTGATTAACGAATAGGGGGCCGTATGGCTGTCAAAAAAATACCAGCATTCCTTGGAATCAACAACGTCAAGGAAGATGCTGCACTTGAAATCAAGGGTGATTCACCTGGCATGTTTTTACGTGATGCAGTGAATATCAACTTTAGTGATACTGGTCGGGCAGAACTAGCCAAAACTATGCAGCTGCAAAGCAGCAAGGCTATCCGCGATTTATGGCAATCACCTTTACACAAGGAGTGTTTTGCGGCTCTGGATAATCAGTGGGTTAAGGTTAATCCTGATACATGGGAAGCAGAGCCATTGGTCGAATGTGGTCAAGGTCCCTTGTTTCATATTGTTTTGAATAACCTGGTATGTATGGCCTGTGATAATGGTCTTTTCACCTACGATGGCCAGACTTCAAAACGCCTAACCATCGATACACCAGCCAAACCACAAGTCAATATGAAATATAACTATAGCCTAGATCAAGGTGATTATAGTTTTGCGATTTCCTGGATGGTAAATGGTCTTGAATCGGCTTTATCGGAAATTAAGAAGGTGCAGCTGCCGGATAAGAGCGGTGTGCAGCTGCAATTACCAATGTGCCTGGATAGTAATGTAACGCATGTACGAATCTATATGTCTGAACCTGGTGGTGGAGAATTGCGCCAGGCGTTTGAATTGCCGATTGATACGATGAGTGTTGATATTCAGGCTTTACCTGAATTGGGCCGGGCTGCCACTTTCCAATACTTGTCTCCAATGAAAAGCGGTAATTTCCTACGTTTATGGCGTGGTCGTTTATGGGTAGTACGCTCCAATGTGCTGTATTTCTCAGAAGCCATGACTTACCACTTAACAGACGATAGATATAACTTTATCCAGTTTCCGCAGCGCATTCGCTTTATTGAACCTGTGGATGGTGGTATATGGGTGGGTCAGGCTGACCATGTGGTTTTCTTGCGTGGTCAGGACGTGCGCAACATGGCGATAGAGCAAAAGGCGTCACGTGCACCAGTCTATGCAAGCAGTGCCATGCTGCATAGTGATATGGTTAAGTCACTTTCTCAGGGTGGTACATGGTGCGCAGTGTGGCTGGCTGAGAATGGTTTTGTAGTAGGTACCTCAGAAGGACAGTTGGTGGAAATACAATCTGATGCGATCTATGGAATTACTGCAAATTCTTGTAGGCTTGTAGGGTTTGATAACCGATTAGTGGCAGTTGTAAATTAGGTTTTATTTACAATATAGGCCATAGCTATGGATGCAAAACTACAGCGCGTTTTAATGAAAGACGCACTCAATGAGAATTTTGACGAAACTGATGAAGGAATTTTTTTCCCGAAACAAGGCTTTATGCTTTCAGGTGAATACATGGATCGGGTCAATGGTGGCGAAGCGACCTTTACAAAAAACCTGATTCCGAAAGAAGCCTTAATCCACGTGTTAAACGTGGCGATTGGATCTAAAGCCAAACCTGCAGGTTCATATTTGGCATTGTTTAACGGTGCTACTGCGCCTGCAGATAACTGGACAGCCGCAAACTTTGCAGCTACGGCTGGGGAAATCGTTTCACTGACCGAAGGCTATAACAATGCAACACGTCCTCAATTCATTCCTTCTGATTCTACTGATCAAAAATATATCGATAACTTTGGCAGCGTAGCCAGTGTAACCATTGCTACAACTTCGCAGGTCAATGTCACTGGTGTGGCTTTACTGACTAATAACCAGCGTGGTGGCACAACCGGTGTGCTTCTTTCAGCCACCAAGTACCCAGCAACGCGCGTATTTCAGAATGGTGATGTCTTTGAAATCGGTTATCGCATTACTGCAACCTCTTAAAACTTAAAGCACTGGTGAGTTGTCATCAGTGCTTTTTATGGAGCACAGCATGGCGATATATCGTGACGATGCACTTGAAGGCATGATCTTCTCAGATAGTACTTGGCTGCGGTTAATGGTTATCGCAGAGGATCGAATTGTTTTTTCAGATTCTAATCTTTCCAGGATCAAGGCTCATTTTGAAGATTCCTTTAGTCTGGCTGATGAAATCACGCAGACCGGTGCCATCTCCACCGCTGTAGATGGGTTTAGCCTATTCGATCAGATCACCGGACAACGTATTGCACGTGGCCTGGTATCCGATCAAGTGAAGCTATTTGATGCAGTCTATCGTTTTACAGCTGAAAATATCGAAGATCAGTTCACCTTGGGTGATTTCACCCTGTCTACAACACTGGCGTTGAGTACCGATTCCATTCACTTTGTGGAGTCTATTTCTGGTCAGCGATATTCAAGAATCCTGAGCAATGACCAATTTAAACTGACAGATCTGGCAAATACAGTCGCATCTGAGCAGGTCGTTGATAGCATTCTTTTAAGTGACTTCACTCAAGACAAGCTACGTGCTCAAAGTTATTTAATCGACTCGATTAACTTTGGTGATCAGGATTTATCTAGTGTGCAGCTATATAGTCATGCGATTGACACACTAAGACTTGGTGACAGCACACAATCCAAACTGAATGGTCGGACAGATAGCAATGATTACTTCTCTATTTATGATGAATTGAAAGATAGTAAAGCATATGGCCAAGCATGGACTGCAAATATAAATACTTGGGCTATGAGTCGCTATATGCCATATAACTTTGATGGTTTATCCGTGATTAATGGGAAATTATATGGCTGGAATGGTCAGGGTGTCTATCTGATGATTGAACAGGCTCAACACAACATTCAAGCCATGATCGAAACTGGAAAGATTGATTTTGGTGAAAGCTTGGTGCACCCGATTGCAGCATATCTGGAATATGAAATGAGTGGTCAGGACAAGCAGTTGAGTATTGCTGTTACATCTACCCAAAGCGGAAAACCTACAACCTATACCTATATGCTGCCGAATGAGGAAGCTGACAATTTGACCAATGGTCGCGTACTGTTTGGTCGTGGTTTACGAGGTCGTCATTTCTCCTTTACCATTTCTATTGCTGCAACTTCTGCAAAAATCAACGCCCTGTCTATGGACTTCACCAAAACAACCAGGAGAATATAATGAGTACCAGTTCAAGTGTAAAACCTGATGGCGTGATGGATGCAGCTATTAGCACAGTGATGGATCAAATGGATAAACTGGATAATGTAGCAGGACGTTATCGAAATGAACTATCACAATCCTTAGCTGGTATCAAAGAGGTTACAGTTTCACAGGTAGACCCGCCGACACGAATGTCAGTACCAGAAACACCAGTACCATCAATTGATTTATCTGGAGCACCGATTTTTCAGGCCGTGCAATTTGATAAGCCTAATCTTCCAGAATTTCAAAGCATTGAAAACTTACTCAGTGAATTAAGTTTAGATGACTTGCAAATGCCAGATGCACCAGTCATGCCAACAATGGAATTACCTAGTGCACCAGGTATGGCTGCAATTCAGGTACCTGTTCGCCCTAAGATAGACACGGATATTCAACTACCTGAACCGCCAACCTTAGAGCTACCAGAAATGGATGATCTCAAGGAAATTGATATTCCAGTCTTTGAATTTCCTGAATTACCAGACTTTAATGGTGAGCCACCAAGCATTAGCGAAATTACGGTACCAAAAGTATTTATCGAATGGGATGAACCAGAATATAAGTCCGAAGTCTTGGATGAATTAGCGGAATATATTAAGAATGGAATAACTGAAGGTGGTACAGGGTTGCCGCCTCCCATAGAAGAAGCCTTATTTAACCGTGCACGTTCACGTGAAAGCAAGGAAATTTTGCGTGCAGTTCAGGAAGTTGTCAACGATTGGTCTACACGTAATTTTTCTATGCCGCCTGGTATGTTGGTCAAGCAGGTCGCAACAATTCGGGAGCAGGGACAGTTAAGAGCTAGTGAATTAAACCGCGATATTCTGATTGAAGCTTCAAAAATGGAAATCGAGCAGCTGCGCTTTCTGGTACAGCAAGGCATGTCACTGGAGCAGCTGACTAACAATATTTTCAACAACGTCACCAATCGGCTATTTGAGATTGCGCGGTACAACGCTGAAAGCCAAATCAATGTATTCAATGCACAGATTGCTTTTTTTAATGCACAGAATGAAGCATTTAATGTATTGTCTAGCGTGTATAAGACCAAACTAGATGGCGCATTAGCCAAACTGAGTGCGTATAAAACTGCTGTGGATGCACAGGTGGCGATTGGCCAGATTAATGAGCAGTACGTCCAAGTCTATAAGGCCAAGATGGATGCGGTATTGTCCAACGTAGAAGTGTATAAGGCATTGGTGCAAGGTGCATCGGTACGTGCTGACGTGATAAAAAATCAGTTTGATTCCTATCGTGCCGATGTTCAAGCTTATAGTGAACAGATCAATGCTGAAAAGGTCAAGGTTGAAGCCTATGAAGCACAGATTCGGGGAGAATCAACCAAGGCTGCTTTATTTGATACCCAAGCACGTGCTTATGCGTCCACGATTCAGGGCGTACAAGCAAAAGCCGATGTAAAAGGCAAACAAATCCAATTAAAAATGGAAGCTGCACGTGTATGGATTGGTAAATATCAGGCCGATCTGGACGCATATAAGGCCGAACTGCAAGCCAACCTTTCCGAAGTACAGCAAAATACCGCAGCCTTTTCTGCCGAAGTTGAAGCATGGCGAGCATCAGCCAGCATGGAAGTCGGTCAAGCAGAAATGCAATCGCGTTATGCTGATATGAATACTCGGACAAATATTGCTTATGCTGAAATGCAGCTAAAGGAATACGAAGCAAAAATGCAGAAGGCCATACAGGAAGCAAACATTGCTCTTGAATCGGCTAAAGCTATGGGGCAATACACAGCACAATTAGCAGCGGGCGCAATGAGCGCAGCACATGTTTCAGCAAGTATCGGTGGTAGCGGATCAGTTTCAAGCACCTATAGTGAGAGTGAGTCAGAGAACACTAACCGCAATTATAGTTACTAACCCTGTAAGGCTAACGCCTATAGCGTTTTTTAATTAACCATACATGATATTTATATTGGAATAAGTGTCATGTACGGCTTAAAAAAACGCCCAAAAGATGAAAGCGGACTAATTCAAGGTGCTGGTACTGGCACTTCTGATGATGTTAAAAAAAATGTTCCAGCAGGGAGTTATATTATGCCTGCTGATTCGACCCAAAAAATTGGTACAGATAATTTAAAAAATATGGGTAGCCCCACGCCAGTTAATCTCAGTAACGGTGAGTTCCAACTCTCGCCTGACCAAGTTCATTCGGTTGGTGTGCAAACACTTGATGCCATGAAAAACCAAACACATGTGCCTGTTGATCAACCTCAATTGGGCTTCAAGCCTGGTCAAAATAAACCTGAGTTATTTTTTGCAAATGGTGGACTGGTACCAAGTGCCTACCCAAGTGCAGATGATATTCGTCGTGCACAACAAAATAGAATTGGTGGACCACAAATGCGTGATGTCACACCAATTAATCGTCAACTTCCAGCAACATCAACTACACCTTCAACAACCAGCTCACCATCAGCAAGCCCAACTACTCCAGCACCAACACAAGGTGGGGGCTTTGGCGCAAGGTTTAATTCATTGCGTCAAGGTATTAATCGTGCTGCAAATACTGGACTGGGTAAATTAGGTACAGTGGGTGCATTAGCAAGCACAGGGTTTGCAGTTGCAGATACACCAACAGAACAATATCGTGAGCGTTTTGGGTTGGGTGATTACAATCCTGAAGATTCCAACGGAATGCTCTTTGCTAAGGATTTAGGTGTCCGCGCATTGGGTGCTGCATCAGATTTAGGAAATGCAATGACACTGGGACAAGTTGGACGCTTTTATGCTGATAAACAACGTATTGCAAGTGAAGCAAAAGCAGCTCAACCTGAATTTAATGCTAAACAGAATAATCCAAATGCTGTTGTAAACAATCCATTTGGTAATAATAAAACACCACCTACCACACAAACACAACCTGAAATTCAGACTCCATCAAACTCTGTACAAAACTCTGATCCTTATGCTATTCAGCAAAAAGGAAACAGCTTTAGCTATGCTAATCCTAGTGCAGCAGCTCAAGCACGAGCAGATGGTATTCGAGAAGGGGAAGGACTAGGGTTCAAAGTAAGACCAGTGAATGACCCTCGTGGGGTAGCAAATTTATTTGCCAATACTCAAGAAATGGGACCGACTGAACAACAGATTCAAAATGCAATTGCTCAGCGTGAAATGAATATTGGTATGCAGGGGCGAGCAGGGATTCCTAGAGAGATTGAACGCCCAACACTATCAGATGAGGAAAAGGGTAAGCGAGATGCTTTAGCACGTCAGATTAATTCAGCTATTAATCCTAAATATGGCCCTACCGCAAAGCAGGCGGATATGTTGCTTCAATTGTCTAGCGATAATCCTAATGCTTTGGATGTATATAAAACAGATGCTAATAATGCAGCAGCTTTACAGCGTGAAGCCATGGGGCAAGCTGGACAGAACTATCGTACAGAATTAGGTGAGCAAGGTACTAATAACCGATTTAATGCAAATTTAGGCTTTGATGCACAAAAATTCCAAGCAACCAATGATTTAGCGAATCGAGAATTTAATCTTAATGCCACTGAAAAAGGTTTTGGCATTCGTAACTCAGCACGATTAGAGAAATTGTATGAACAATATGATTCTGCGAAATCGGATGAAGATCGTAAATCCATTCAAGAAAAAATTAATCGTTATGCAGGTAATAAAGCAGATACTGGTAAAGACCGTTATATGACTGTGGGTGGTGGTCAACAATGGGATGACAAAGCTGGAGGAACACTCACTCAACCGCAACGTTTGTTTGATACTCAGACACGGCAATTTGTTGATACGCCACAAGGGAATCCTCCACAACGAGCGGTGGGTACAATTTCAAAGGTAGGTGGTAAGACTGCTGTTTGGGATGGTGAAAATTGGGTTCAGCAGTAAATATAAAGCCATTTTAACGATGGTTTCAGACTATATAGGCAACTTAAGTCAATATATTATTGATATTAAGATGCCTTTATAAAAAAATTAAACGAAAATTACGATGAAGATACAGATATGATTTTAATTGGGTAATTTTATGGGTAATATATACTTTATAAATTGGGTAATCTTGTGAAAAACTATGAGTAAATATGAAAAACTAACAAATCAACCTCTAGTTGTTGTGTTGGCAGAATTCCGTTTCTCAAGCATTCTACAAATGGAAAATTACATCCCTGCATTTCAGAATTTTTTGAGACAAGATTTCCCTCTTTTTTCAACAACAGAACAACAAGAAATGATAATTGAGCAACAAGGTATACGTGTAAATAGCTCAACTGGATGGGTGTTTTTGTCAAGTAATAAAAAACGGGCAATAATTCTTGATAGAAGTCGATTAGTTATTCTCAGTAGTGAGTATGAACGCTTTCCTGATTTTTGGAATGATTGTAAAAAAGCTCTCGATTTCTTAATCCAGGAAGTTAAACCAACACTCCTATTAAGAGTAGGATTGCGTTATTCTGATGCAATTATTGAAAAAAATAAAGAAGAACCTATTGAATCGTATGTTCAATCAGTAGTTTGTGAAGCTGGGAGCATGGATGGCGTAGGAGATCAGGTTCATCGGATTAATGAGACTATTTATAAAACACAAGCAGGTATTATTGCAATTAGAAGTTTATATGGCGTACTCAATTTACCTGTATGGCAAGATTTAGTTGAGTCTCCAATTACTTTTCATAAGGACACAAACTTTAGTAAAAGAATTTTATTAGATTTTGATCATTATTGGCAGCCTGAAGGAGAGACTCAATTATTTGAGTTAGACTTTATTTCAAATAAAATGGAAGAGTTACACTTAATTACTAGGAAAGCTTTCTGGGAAATTACAACTTTTGAAGGTCGGGAGGTTTGGAAATAATGGATATAGCAGCTTTCACTGTATCTACAGTACTGAACATCAGGGCATTAAGTGATCATTCGGGTTCAGTGTTTGTTCAACATGTAGTATCAGAACCTAATCACTATTCAACTGGTAGTATTTCGCCTAATTTTGCTTGGTTGGCTGAACATTCAAGAACTGGCCAAAAATATACAATTCTTAATAAGCAAACAACTATTCTTGAGCAAAATCTTGATTTCATTAAATCAACTTTTTCTTTAACAGAAGAAGAACTTGCTAAAAGTATTGGAGTTACAAGGAAAACTTTACTCAATTGGAAAAAGTACGAATCCGAACCAAATAAGGAAAAAACTCAAAAAATGTTTGAGTTATACATTCTTGCAAAGAATTGGAAGGGTGCACAGTTTCCTACAGACAACATTAAATTAAATAGTCCTGTACTAGATGGTAAGACTATTAAAGATCTGTTACAGGATTCAAATAGTGATAGCGAAAAAATATTATTCGCTGGCAATCGTTTAATGCATCAATCTATTGGTGAAACTGATTTAATTTGAGGTTTGAATTGTGCGACATTGGATGGAAGAAAGTGGTTGGTTGCAAGGTTGTATTGTTAAGCCTGAAGATGTCGCCCATTTATTAGATTTAGCTGGTAAATCAGGGTTATTTGCCGATGATGTTTTATTGATCGTTGCATCAGGTTCGTGTGATGTGGCAAATAGTTCAGATTTAGTGATTGAATTTTCTATTGCACGATATGTAGATAAAGACCCTAGTTTTGGTAATTTTTGCTTTAACAAAAACCCTAGAAAATTGAATTGCACTCTAGAATCTTTACAGGGAAATAAGTATGTCACTTTAATTGCTTTTGAAAAAATTTGTATAATTAAAGATGATATTCCTGAAGGAATTTTACCAAACCTGGAAATTCAATTCACTCAAGATGAATTAAATTTCTATATTGATTGGTTAGCATCTAGATACAAACGCCCTGCGTTTCCAACAGAGTTTGATCGTCGAATAGACGCTGCTTGGAAAAAAGACAAGCGTAAAAAAGCTGTATCAAAGGTAAGTAACAACTTAATCGGAATATATGCAAAAGTTTATCCTGACAAGGAAATTGCAGATGGTGAAAATTATTTTGTTGATTTATTGGCTTTAGTTGTACCAAATTTAGAAGATGAAGACTTAAAAGCTATTAATTCCATAACCGATAAGTATAAAGAGGCATTAATAGAGGCTAAGATGAATGTGGGAGAGACAAAAACTGTGACAGAGTTTCAGGTTTCTGTTGGTACATTAAAGCAATATAAGAGATTTAATTTAGATGAATTATCATATAAAAATGATGATCCATTACCTCCAGAAATTTCGATGAATTAAGAGAGTTATATTTTACACGTTATATAAATTAGTAACACATTTTTCATTATCCCCTGTAAGGTTCGACCAAATTCTAAATAAAAACCATGATAGACGCATAAAATTAGGAGTGCGTCATGTCAGATCAAAACCAAATCGATTGGGAAAAAGGAACTATTCAAGAACCAAATCAGATAGATTGGGATAATGGTCAAATTTCACAACCTAAAGAAAAGAAAGATAAAGGTTTTCTTGGTCAAGCAAAAGATCATGCAGTCTCCTTTCTTGGCAAGGGTACGGTAGCTGTAGGTGAGTTAGCAGTCGGTCTAAGTGACATGATGTCCGATGGCGCCACAGGTAAAATACTTTCCGAAAAACTTGGTTACGACCCAAAAGCTACCAAAAATGTAATGACAGGTTGGCAGTCTGAGCAATACCAACAACAATTAAAAGATTCTGAAAATATTGGCAATCGAAAAATTGAGGAAGGTGACGACTTCGCAACAAAGGTTGGTAAAAAATTCGACAATGCTGTTGATATAACAAAAAATGCCATCAACAACCCATCACTTATCACAAATACCGTTGCTGAATCTTTACCTTCAATGCTAGTTGGTGGCCTATTAGGTCGTGCCTCTGGTATAGCCAATCCTGTTGTGGCTGGTTCTGTAGGTGAAGCTGTTGCTATGGCAGGTAGCCAAGCTGAACAAATTCGCCAAGAAACTGTAGATGGACGATTAACCGCAGATCAATCTTTAGCAAGTGTTGGTACGGGGGCATTGGGTGGCTTGTTTGGCTATGTTGGTGGTCGTCTTGCTCAGAAAATGGGCTTATCAGATGTTGATACAGCCATGCAAACAGGGCGTTTAACCACGCAACAAGTGGGTGAAGAAATTGCTAAGACACCGATGAGGGCAATTCCAACTGCTGTGATCAAAGGTGCAATTTCAGAAGGCTTCTTAGAAGAATTACCTCAATCCGTTTCAGAGCAAATTTTACAAAACTTGGCATTAGATAAGCCTTGGCATGATGGTGTTGAAAATGCAGCAGTCATGGGTACTTTGGCTGGTATGGCAATGGGCGGTACAGTCAGTGGTGCGGGTAAAACTGGTGATTGGTTGGAATCTTCTGCACAGCAACGAGCGATAGAAAAGAATTGGACACAATCCGAAGCTGAATATCAAAAAAACTTATTAGATGAGTATCGTTTACGGTCGCATCAGGAACAAGAAAAAGTCTGGAATGCACAAGATGATGAAAAATTCTTGGCTGATTTATCACATCATATCAATAATAAAAATGGACGATTCCTTAATCAACCAACAGAAGAAATGGGGAATCTAGGTAATCAGATTGGTACGGGTGTTAATCCTAATTTACTTGGATTTAATCCAAATAATGATCCTGATGCACCAATTACTCCTAATTCACCAGACACACCTAAGCCAAATGATAATTCACCAGGTGGCAACTATTTGGATACTCCAAAACCGCAATTACCATCTGAACGCATGGGCATTGACCCTAATACTGGTCCAATGTCATCTGCAGCGGCTTTGGCGGTGGATAGTGGGGCATCACCTGTTACTCCACAATTAGGATATACGCCAGAGCAACAGCCTCAAGAGCAAAGCAATACGCCGATCAGTGATGTTGTACCGAATGATTATCGCCAATTATTAGGAAACCATAATGAAGGACAATCCTTTAATACAAACTTTGAAGATGCAGCAATACAACAAGGAAATGCACAATCTGACAATGCAGGCGAATCAATTTCTCAACAGTATGACATCAATACAGCGGATGAAATGGCAGGAGAATTTGAGAAAAATGGAACAGAATCGGCACCTCAAACGAAAACTACTCAACCAATCTTAGGCCAAGACGGCAAAAACAAATGGTTTGGCAGTCAGGAAAAAGCAAAAGCGTTCTTAGATAAGAAAAATCTAGGCAATGATTATCAGGTAGTTCAGGATGGCAAGCGTTTTGAGATTCAACCTAATGTAGCTCAAGTACAAGATGGAAACCAATCACAACTCGAAGCTTTGGAACAGCAATTTGAAGAAGCTAAAACCGTTCCTGAAAAGGCAGGGATTCGTAAAGAAATTAATGCACTTCAGCAAGGTGATAATCAACCAAGTGCAATAGAAAATACTATTTCAGCTTCTGAAAATACTATTTTGGATGCTCAAAATAATATTGACAAAATCCAAACTAACAATATTGCAGATCAACTTGCACAACTCGAACAACAGTTTTTAGATGCCAAATCTGTTCCACAAAAAGCAAAACTTAAAAAACAGATTGATCAGCTTAAGTCTCAGCAAACTGAAATGACTACAACACCATTTAGCTCTGAGCAAATTCAAAAACAATATGGTGATACAGCTGAAAGTGTAATGTCTGATATTGAAATTTTGGGTGATGATTTCACAATTGATTTGCGTGATGACAATAAAAAGACCAATGCATTAAATAATCCTAATTACAACGCTGTACAGAAAGCTGATGGTTCAGTAGAAATAGTAGGCATGAAGCATCCAAGTACAGGAGAGTGGGTAGGTAAAAAGCCTAATGCTATTAGTATTGATGAAAATGCACATCAGGCTGCAACAAGTTCACAAAATAATACCCCTGAACCAACTCAAGCCCAGATTGAAGCTGGTAACTATAAGAAAGGTCATATAAAAGTTCATGGCTTAGATATATCTATTGAAAATCCAAAAGGTTCAGAACGTCGTGGGACTGATCCCAATGGGAAAGAATGGGCTCACACGATGAGCGACCATTATGGTTATATCAAGCGCACTAGGGGTGCAGACAGCGAGCATATTGATACTTATGTTGGCAATAATCCAGATTCAAACCAGGTATTCATTGTGGATCAGGTTGACCAAGAAACAGGTAACTTTGATGAGCACAAGGTTATGCTTGGGTTTAACAGTCAGGAAGAAGCAACCACAGCATATAAATCAAATTTTGATAAAGGCTGGAAAGTAGGTCCTATCCGTACTATGGATATGGAACAGTTTAAAAACTGGCTTAAAAATGAGGATACCTCAAAACCTGCTAATGAAATAAAGGCTGATTCCCTTATCACTCAAGGTGCGAATGTTAACGCGAAATCCGAACAAGGCTTAAATACTTATACTCAGATTCAATCTGATTCTGGTCTGACCCATATCATCCCAAGCATACTGATGGATCAGGTGCATAAGCTTGGAAGTGTTGTGAATGACATATCGAGCATAAAAACGGAAGGTATAAAAACCAATGTGCTGTACGGTAAACAATTACTTGCTCAGATCGCAAAGCTTAAACCGGATGTGCAGGTGCATATTGTTTCTGACTTAAACAGTATTAAAGATAATACGATTCGCGCCAATTTAAATGCAGGTGGTTTTTTTGTTCCAGAGCAGAATACGGCTTATTTATATCCTCAGTCTAGAGCATGGGAAAGTAGTGCGTTAGAGTTATTGAATCATGAATTGGTTCATGCTGTAACAGAGCAATCTATTTTTGCTGGTCAAGTATCTCAAAGCAACTTAAATAAGCTCAATGAAATAATTGATAATATTAAGGAATATGCTTTTGAGAATTATGCAAGTCTGACCGAACATGTAAATGATCGTTTAGACTACGCAACGACAACGAATCCAACTCATGAAATTCTTGCTGTTGGCATTTCTGAAACTCAAGTACGCCAAGTATTGCAAAACATTTTGGGTGCAGATGGATTACAGCAATTAAATTCTATATTTACCGAAATTTCAACGGAACAGGAAAATCAAAATGAGCAACGCAAGCAAAACGGAAATCCGAGAGAGCATTCGAAAGGAAACACTAAAAATGTATCAGAGCCTACCGATGGAATCACAGAAGAAGTTAGCGGGGGAACTACAAGTACTGAAACAGACAGAAATTTCAAACGAAATACGTCGAATCCGAGCGGAAATTTATCAGGAAATGAAAGTTCACAATATCCCTTTACCTTAAACAAAACCATTCAAGATTTTGGTGAAAAAATTGGTGGTGCTCGTAAAGATACTTCAGTGAAGACTGGTCCCAAAACCTCTGGCACTACTACAAAGGACAATCGTCCAACTTGGGCCAAGCGATTTGAGATTACTGAAATTGCTGCCTCAAGTAATCCAAATGAAGTTGGTAAATGGATTATCACGGATACAAGAAAAAAGGATTGGAAGGGGAATGCCAAGCAACTAGGCAAACAATTTTTTGATTCCCAAAAAGATGCTGAACTTGCACTACCAATTCTAGCTGTAGCTCAAAAGCATCGTGTGTGGGCTGCTGGAAAAGATAGCTTTTCTATCTATCGTGAAATTAGTGATCGGAAGCGCGTTAAAGTTGTCGAACAAGAATTTCAAACACGTGAAGATGCTATGAAATATATGGCAACTCATGCGATTGAAATTCTAGAAACCAATACAACTTTTGGGGAAATTGATCTTCCTCGACCTGAAAATACGGTAAGAAAAGGACTAGATCGTCGTAAAGGTGATACTAAAGATGCCGATTTTATTCGTGTGTTTGGTTTCCGTGGTGTTGAATTTGGGAACTGGAATAATCAGGCAGAACGCCAAGAGCTATTAAATGATGCCTTTGATGGTCTAATGGACTTGGCTGAGATTTTAAATATCCCACCTGCAGCAATTAGCCTAAATGGGGAACTCGCTTTAGCGTTTGGTGCTAGAGGGCAAGGATTAAGTGGTGCAAAAGCGCACTATGAACCTGAACGTGCTGTGATTAACTTGACCAAATTGAATGGCGCAGGTTCATTAGCTCATGAATGGTGGCATGCACTAGATCACTATTTTGGTCGACAAGATGGCAAAGCCCCATCTGAATGGGTAACGAATGCGGATGGCAGTCGATCATTAAAGATTGCAAAACACTTTGAAGATATGAGCGTCACTTCTGGATTCTCTTATAAATCAAATGTTCGTGAAGATGTGCAAGAAGCCTATAAACAATTGGTACAGACAATTTTTAGAAAATCTGAAAACTATATTGAAGATACTGTTAAGGTTGAAAGCTTCGTTAGTTCTGCGAGAAACAACTTAAAAGATCAATTAGATAAGTTACGTGCTGATCTTAATCGTGAGCTTGATCCTAAATATTACAAGCGCTTTAACAAGGCTGCCTCAGCTGAACAGCTGGCTGAGTTTGATACGGTTGCTGAGTTATTGCTTACAGGTACGGCACTTACTACGGAAATACGTCACAACAATAATAAGAATAGTCGAAATATATTTAGTGGTGCACGTTGGTCTAATGATGCCCTAGATAAATTGAGTGTGATTTATAAATCTGTCCGTGGTAGATCAGGGTTTAATGCTGAACAAAAGGGTGTATTAGACCGATTACGTCAATACATGAATACCTATGCCCAACGCCTCAAACTATTGGCAGAAGCTCAAAATGGTACAGAGAAAGCGAAAATGATACCAACGGATTTTGCTATGAACGCAAAAGAGTTAGATCAGGGACGCGGTACAGATTATTGGATTACTACTCCTGAAATGACAGCACGTGCATTCCAAGGGTATGTAGAAGATAAAATTTCTCAAAATAGTGGCTACAGTCCGTTTCTGAATTTTGGCCCTGAGAGTGCTGCGATTTTTACCCCATGGGGTTTTAAGCGACCATTTCCTACTGGTACAGAACGAAAAGCAATCAATGCAAAGTTTTCTGATTTGGTTGATACACTAAAAACAGAAGAAACAGAAACAGGGATTAAACTTTATAGTCGTGACAAATTAAAACCTGATAACGAGCGTAGAGGTGCTTCACCATTAGACACGACCTTTACTCCCTTATCCGTTGTCAGTGCTACTCGTAGAGTCCTTTCTATTCTTCAACATCTCAAAATGTCCGCTACACAAGATGCGTCTTCTAGGGGGCGTATCAATGTCAGTCTTAATAATAGGATCGGGGTCAACAAAGTCGGGAATGTGAATTCCAATGGGTTTAGTGTTCAGGTTATTTCTAGTTTTAGCGATCTTCCGAAAGTCATACAAAATGATGCAACCTACAAAGATGAAAATGGCAAAACCCAAAATTATGATGTAAGCGGTGTTTGGCATGATGGCACGCTCTATGTGGTTGCTGATCAGGTTTATGGGGATAGCAATAAACAGCTTACTACATTTGATGCTTATGAGGAATTATTAACCCATGAAATTGTTGGGCATTTTGGTGTTCAAAAGCTATTTGGAAATGAGTATAAGACCAAATTTCAACAACTATTTAATGCTCTGGGTAAGCTTGAGGGTATTCGTAAAATAGCAAAAGATAATGGCGTGGATATGCAGCAATTTGAAAGTGCATATATTGAACCATACACTCAAGGTGTTAAAGATGAAATTTATACCGAATCAGATGTTCAGCAAGCTTTGGTTTCTGAGCTATTTGCTTTTGTTGCACAAAATGCCAAGTCACGTCCTTTTGTACGTCAAAAACTAAAAGAAGTTATTGGATATATTCGTCAGTGGTTCCGTGGTCGTGGCTTTGATAAATTTCTTTCACGTTACAATGATGCCGATTTGATGATGTTTTTGTCAGAAGCTCGTAAGGCTGTAGTTGATCGAAGCTATTTTGGTAAATATAAAAATCAAGAATTTTCATCTAAGAATAAATCTGATACTCCACTATACAGCCGTAGCACTAAAAGCAATTCAGGATCTACTGTTCAGCAAGTACGTGATGTTCTAGTGGATCGCTTTGGTAAAGATACGATCAATGAATTAGAGCGTCAGGGTAAGCTTGAAATTATTCAGGATTATCAGGTTGAGGGGGTTGAGGGCTTCTATCATAACAGTAAAGCCGTACTTGTTGCATCGAATCTAACTGCAGAAAGTACAGTACCAACATTCTTACATGAGTTGGGTGGTCATGCTGGTTTTCAGAATATGATGAACCAGAAACAATATAATGAATTGATGAATCAATTTAATAAATTGGTTGAGCAGGGTAATCCTGTTGCTATGGCTGCAAAATTACTTGCAGAACGTGAACAAGGCTCTGAACGTCAGCAGCTTGAATACTTACCTTATTTATTAACTCTTTCATCCACTATGCAACAACGGAATGTGATTCAACGGAATGCACTGCAAAAGTTGATTAACAATATTGTTTCGCATGTAAAAGCATGGGTGTTTGATAATTTTGGTATCAATCTTAATTTGAATCCTGATGATATGCTTGTATTATCAGAGCGTATGATTGGGCAAATTAAACATCAATCATCATTGGATTTAATTCGTCAAAAATATCATGGTACAAATCAATGGATGACAGCACCAAACGGTGCAAAGACACATCTTTCAGAACAACAATGGTTACAAGTCCGCACACCAGAATTTAAGAAATGGTTTGGTGATTGGGAAAATGATGCAGCAAATGCTTCACAGGTATTAGATGAAAATGGGGAACCTAAGGTTGTTTATCATGGTACTGCCACCGAGTTTAATGAATTTAAGCAGGGTCATGGCTTATTAGGGGATGGCATTTACTTAACTGATAGTTTTGATACAGCAGATGTATACGCCAATATCCGTGGGGAAAATGGCTTTGTACTTCCATTATTTGTAAACATTCGGAATGCGTTCAAAACAACAGGTAATGTTTCACGAGATGAATTTGTAAAAGCGACAAGTTCAGGAAAATATCAGGGAATTGTTCATCAGTTTGACAATCAAGAATACATTGTTGCGTTAGAACCGAATCAAGTAAAAATGGCTGAGGGGAATGCAGGCACATTTAATAGTGAAAGTTCAGATATTAGATTTAGCCGTAGTTCTAACTATGATGATATTACCAATCGTATCGCTAATGGGTTTAAAAATTTGCCCAAAACAGGTGACTGGATTAATAAAAAAGGTGTCGATTGGTTGAAAATCGGATTAGGCTTATTGAGTCGTCGGCATTTAACGGAGGTTTACGGAAAACTACTTCCACCACTAAACAAATATAATGAACTAGCTGCTCAAATGGATGCTGATAAAAATGATATAGCTGCTAATGCAGATAATATTGTGCGTGAGTGGTCTAAATTAAAGGATGAAGAAGCTTTAGCAAATGTAATGCATGATGCAACTTTAGCTCAAATTGACCCTGCTAAACCATACCAACAGGGCGATAATAAAGTTAAATATCAACAATTACTTCATGCGTATAATAATTTATCCCCTGAAGCAAAGGCAATGTATAAAAGGGCTCGAAATGCATATAGTGGGCATTATGCAAAAGTTCGTGAAGCGATTAGAGAAAGAATTTTACGATCAGCATTAAGTAGCCAAAAAAAAGCAGATTTGCTCAAGAATATTGAGGGTTCTTTCGGACAAATTAAAGGCGTTTACTTTCCATTAACACGTTTTGGTGAATATATCATTGTAATGCGTAATAAAAATGGTGATGTGGAAAGTGTTAGTCGTGCTGAAACTAACAATGAAGCTGAATCTATACGTTCTGAATTAATGAAAAAATACCCACAATTTAAAGTGGATCCTGTGAAATTAGACAAAGAGTACAATGCAAGTCGTGATGGTGTTGGGCGTGGTTTTATGTCTGAACTTTTTAATGAAGTTGAAAATTTAGGTTTAAGTACGGAAGCTCGGGCAGAATTTGAAGATACTTTAAGTCAATTATATCTATCATCTATGCCTGATTTATCCTGGGCAAAACATGGGATTCACCGTAAGGGTACAGCAGGATTTAGCCAAGATGCTCGTCGTGCATTTGCTCAGCACATGTTTAGTGGTGCAAATTATTTGGGGAAACTGCGCTATGGGGATCAGTTAGCCCAACAACTTACTGATATGCAGAAACATGCAGACAATGAATTTAATAAAGACATTGGTTACGATCAGCGTTCTGCACAGCGTGTTATTAGTGAAATGGAAAAAAGACATGAGCTTTTAATGAATCCTAAAGGTAATCCATTATCAAGTTTTCTCACAAGTGTTGGTTTCATGTATTACATGGGTTTATCTCCTGCTGCAGCTATGGTCAACCTATCTCAGACAGCGTTGATCGCTTATCCTCTTATGGGGGCAAAATGGAACTATGACAAAGCAGGCAAAGAACTCCTTAAAGCATCTAAGGATTTCGCTAAAGGTGTTGAATTCAATGTACCTGATTTTTCAAGTCTAGAAAGTTTCAAAAATAGTATTGGTGATGTTTATAGTCCAAATATTGATAAAGTGATAAAAGGGCTTGAGCTAGATGCTTACAATGAAGCCGTAAAGCGTGGTGTTATTGATGTTACACAAGCACATGACTTAGCAGGTATTGCTCAAGGGGAAGACAGTAAAGTAATGTGGTATTTCCGACCTGCGATGCGTTTGGCAAGTGGCATGTTTCATCATGCAGAGCGTTTTAACCGTGAAGTAACTTTTATTGCAGCCTATCGTCTTGCTAGTCAAGCTGGAGCTACTCAAACAGAAGCATTTGAACAAGCTATGGATATGGTTTATAGAGGGCATTTTGACTATTCGAGTGGTAACAGAGCACGTTTTATGCAAGGTAATATTGCAAAAGTAGTATTACTGTTTAAACAATATGCTCAGAATATGATTTATACCTTGGTGCGTAATGCTCACCAGTCAATTTATGCACTTGACCCTAAAGACCAAAAAGAAGCTCGACGTGCTTTGGCTGGTATTTTAGGTATGCATGCTTTAGCTGCTGGTGCGATTGGTTTACCAATTACAGGTATGTTGGCGACAGCATCCTTATTGATTGCCAAGAAAAGCAAACTTGGAGCAGTTGCATTTGGTGTAGCAGCATTGGCTGCACTCGCATCAGGTGGTGATGACGATGATCCCTATGAATTAGAAATTGTAATTCGAAATTGGTTGGCAGATATTCATCCTAAATTTGCTGATTTAGTATTTGGTGGTGTGCCTCGTGCATTCAGCCCAGTGGATTTATCAGGTCGAGTCGGTCTAAACAACTTAATTTTTCCTGATGTGCAAGAGGGTCTTGAGGGGGCGGATTGGGCAACCGCAATGCAATCTGCATTACTTGGACCAGTCGTAGGTATTAGCACAAGTACAGTAAAAGGCTTGCAACAAATTCAAGAAGGTGATTACGGTCGTGGTATAGAGACTATGCTGCCGATTTTTCTTAAAAATGCGATGAAGTCTTACCGTTATGCTGATGAGGGGGTATTAACCAAAAATAAGGATGTGATTCATGATAAGGATGTCACAGGGGTTGAGTTATTTTCTCAAGCCATTGGTTTTTCACCGGCATCGGTAAGAACCTCATACGAGGGGCGGTCTGCGATTTTCCAATATAGAACTAAGCTGGAAGATCATCGACGTGAGTTGATGCGCAAGTGGGTGGTGGCTCGACAAGAAGATGACAGTGATGGCATGAATAAAGTATGGACTGAAATTTTGGAATTTAATGCAAAAACTGCCGAGAAAAATCCAAAGATGCGAATTAGTCGTATGAACCTTATGCAAAGCTATAAAGCTACTGAGCGTAAAGCAAAAGAAACTGGTGATGGAGGTGTATACCTTACTAAACGGCAGAAAGGTGCTGAGGAGCAAGGTGGGTTTGCGTTTAATCGTTAAAGGGAAAAGCCACCTTGCGGTGGCTTCTTTATTGGATTTTATTTGAGTTTTTCCTTATTTACTAAACCTGTAATCCTAGTCAAGCCAAATGCTGTCACTCGCATGTGTAAAAATACACGCTCTTGACCATCATTTTGATTTTTGATTACTGGTGATGCTTTATTGGTAAAAACACCATTCAACACATACTGTGCATGTGGTTGTAATTTCTTTTCAGCATCTCGATAACACCATTTTTTTTGAAGTAAAAGATTAATGAGATCCTTTTCTTTTATTCCAATTGTTTTGGCACATTCACGGATACAGTAGGTATGTACTGTTTCAGCAATGGTATCGAGTGCTTGCGCTTTGGGCTCAAGTTTTTCAACTTTTTGGGTCAGCTCGATATTTTGTTTTGCCTGAGTTTCAATTGCTTGTAGTAGGTGATAAGGATTTGAAATATCAAATACTGGTTGAGCAACTTGAGCTTCAAGTTCTTGCCAACGATCTACCAAGCGAGCTGTAAATTCTGGGCAAAGTTGGGCAACCACAATAATAGAATCACGCTTACCTTGCTCACCAGAAAATACATAAAAAGTACTTGGTCTACCTGCTGTAGGCTTTTCCTCAACTTGAGGAGAAGCAATAACAGCTTGCTTCACAAGGTTCTCAATAGTTCGTTTTACGTTGTCATGGCGTTTTTCAACAAGTTCAGCAATTTCCAAACTTGTCATCATTTGAATTTGTACAGGAACAATTGCATTCATGCTGCCAACTCCTCTGCAAAAAACTTTACTAAGTCAGGTGAGCATTCTTTGAAATTATCAAATTCTTCAACACAAATATCTTGAAAGTTATTTGCTATTGATGAAGCTAAATGTGCCAAAGTTTTAATTATTGGAGATTGTTCTGACTTTTCGGCAATTACAGTTGTTAATGCTGAAATTTCATCAAAACGATTATTTGCGATACGCACAAATTCAAGCAAACTCCGTAATTGCTGTTCACTGACTTGAACTTGCTTGTCTTGGGTGAATTGGGTTATATTGTTCATAGGTATTCATCCTTTGTGATGGCAACTGAACCTTGTGCGATGTGGTAGTTGAACAAGGTTTTTTTGTGCCTGTTGATTTCATGCTTTCGCACTCTCATGCTGTTTTAAATAAAATTCAATAGCCTTGTTAACCAAGTAATTCATTGAACGTTCTTCTTTTTCAGAATGAGCCTTTAGTAACTCATGTAGATCAACTGATACTCGCACACGAACATCAATAGGCTTTTGGCGATTTTGTTTCATAATTACCCTCTTTAATGCCACAATATGTGGCGTTTAATAACTATAGCCACATATTGTGGTATTGTAAATACGTAAATGAAAATATTTGCCACTTTTTGTGGCATGGGGTAAAAATGAGTAATCAAGCCGATCACACCATTGTTAGATTGCGAGTTCCACCAGAGTTAAAAAAACAAATTGAAGAATCAGCAGAGCAGAATAATCGTTCTCAAAGTGCTGAAATGGTTGCTCGTTTAGAGAAAAGTTTTGAAAGTTTTACAACAGAAAGTGTTGATTTTGCTCATGGATATTTGAGTGCTTATTTAAGAATGCAAACCGCTATTTATTATCATGCTATTAGTGATTTAGAAAAAGAGTATAAAAAAAATCCATCTCCAGAAGTAGTTCAGGAATTAAAAAGATATAAAGTATTATTGGATGAAACTCATAGATTAATTGAACAACATAATAATGATGTTCAAAGGTTTAATGGAGCGCAAAATAAAGAGAAATTATTAAGCTATATTAATGAATTGCCAGATTGATGCTCATGATATAAAAAGCCGACTTGATGTCGGCTTATAAGTTTTATAACTTAGTTACACTGCATTTGACCGCCGACATTTTGGCATGAGCCTCCAGTAGATGGAAAATATGTATCGCCTGCACCACGATTATAGCGTGTGCCATCTGAACCCCAACATCCTGCACCATCACAATTTGTTATGGTAGATGGTTGACGTTGTGGCATAGGTGCAGAGTAAGAGCTATTTGAATTGGAATAGCTATCACCACTCGATACATTTACACCATTCATTGCTGCTAGGGTTCTTAATTGGTTTGCGGTTAACTGACCATTTTGAGAACCTTTATATGGCGTACTAGCTTCCTGAATAATTTTTTGGCGCAATGCTTCATCTTCAGCAGAGCGTGTAGGCTGACGAGGCACAGTATAAGTATTTTGACGAGTGCCCTGATAGTGATTTACATACGTGTCAGGAATGGATGAATTAGAGCGATAAGTTTGTTTAGGTGCTGGTGTACTGGTTGTACCCAACGATCGTAAAGTTTCTATATTCTGTTGCTTAGCACCCTTAGGTGGTGGCTTACTTGAATAGGTAACATTACCTTTTGCATCAACCCATTTGTAAACCCCTGCATATAGATTTACTGGAATACACAGTAAAATAAATGCTGTAATTTTTAATACACTCATGCGCATCTCAAAGATAATAATTATATGAAATTACGATAGATTAATTTTAGAGCAGTATCAACCCCCTGTAAGGTTCGCTAAATAACCCCCTTTAAATAAAACTCTACGAAATAAAGTAGAGTTTTATTTCGGGGCAAGTTATGCAAGAAAACACAATTCCATGGATCATCAAAGTTGTGCCTGCCGTAGTGGGGGCTGTTCTTGCCCTGGTATTAAGTGGTGATATTGATAAAAACGGAAAAATTCAAATTTCTTTGGGTGTTATAGGCAAGTTTTTATTCAGCGTTTCAGTCAGCCTTTATGGCGGTTCAGCATTTATTGAATATTACGAATTATCAAAATATTCTCACATGGCTCAAGGCTTTGTGATGCTTATGTTTGCAGTTTTTGGATTATTAGGGATTGGCATTCTTTATCAGTCCATTGCACTGATGCAGGGTAAGCCTTTATCTGAGGTTATTAGTGAGGTCAAAGCTGCCTTTATTTCAATACTTAGTAATGGTAAAGGTGACAAACAATGAGCGCAGATCAATCACAACAAGTTGCTCAGGCATATTCATGGCTTCGTGCTATGTCTGGTGGCAAATTAAGTCAATCTCAGGTTGTAGCTGGTGATCAGATTATTGAGAAAAATGGCTTAAATGTTTTTGCAAAACTTATTGGCTTTGAAATACCTACACCTTTAGTAAATGGACAGCGAGATATTTCTGAGAATGGTTATGCAATTATTAGAGATGCTGAGGGGTTTCGTTCAACAGCTTATTTAGATACAGGAGGTGTTTGGACTATTGGCTTTGGTACCATTAAATACCCAAATGGCACATCAGTTAAAAAAGGCGATACTTGCACGAGAAATGAAGCTGAACAATGGCTTAAAAACGATTGTGTATGGGTTGATGCTTGTCTTGATAAAAATGTCAAAGTTAATCTTAATCAAAACCAATTTGATGCATTGGCTTCTTTTGTCTACAACATAGGCGAAACAGCATTTGTAAAAAGTACAATGCTTACTCTTATTAATCAAAACAGTTTGACCTCAGCTGCAAGTCAATTTGATCGTTGGGTGTTTGATAATGGAAAGCGTATCCAAGGCTTAGTCAATCGTCGAGCACAAGAAAAATCATTATTTCTAAAGGTGGCTTAAATGATTGATGCCGTATTAGGTAAATTTTACAAATACATTATTTTAGTCTTGATGATATTTATCTTTGGATATGTTTTTTATGCCAATTCTCTAGCTGGAAAGTTGGCAAATGCTGAAAAAGTTAAAACTAAAGAAGTAGCTGATGCTATTAAGCCTTATCAAGATGCAATTGATCAGGCTCAAGATGAAAAAGCTACCATTATGCAAACATGGTCAGCTAAAATTATAGAGGTTGAACAAAATGCAATTAAACAAATCCAAGCTGCAAATATTGATGCTCGTAATGCTCAGTTTTCAGCTGATAGCATGTCAAAGCAACTCAGTGAAGCCAACAAACGTCTGTCCAGTGCCCCCAAGCAAACCATCATTAACTACACCATTGCCAACTCAGAATTACTCGAAAGTTGCACAGCAGAATATCGAAGCTTGGCAGAAAAAGCTGATGGACATTCACTGGACGCAATGAGGTTATACGATAGTTGGCCAGAACTAAATAAAACCCTCAATTGAGGGTTTATTTCTTGATAAGGTTTGAAATATCGGCATCAAAATATTTAGTAATATCGAACCATTTTTCTATTTCTTTTTCCCATTTATACACACGTTCATTTTCAATTTTTAATACATCTAACCCTTTGATGCTAAAGTGAGTCGTATCATTTGGAAGCTGTTCCCAATCAATAGCCCCATTATCATTAAACCAATTTTCCCAAGCATTTTGTATGTATGGGACCACAAAAGATTGTTGCACATCATTCCATGCAAATATGTTCTGTATATTGGATTTTTCTTTATACATATCTTTAACACTTTTAGTCGGGCGGAATGATTTCATAAATCTTTCCAACTGTTCTTTAATAAAAGAAAATTCAGTATTTATAACGTCAGGTGTTTGAACTTGAGAATAAGCTTCCTCTGCATCCGCAATATCAGCAGCTGATACATACCTTTGTTTTAAAGCAAATTTAGAATAATTATCGTCATATTGTTGTCGGGCAAATTGAATAGCTGTCTGATAATCTAAACGTTCGCCACGTTTTCTTAGGTTTACATACCGTTTAAGACTATTCCATGATGAATGCAATGTAATTGTTTGAAGTTGCGGTATCGTAAAGCCATCCTCTGCATAGCGTGTTGCAGCTTCATGGCGTAAATCATGGAACCTTAAATCTTCAATTCCATTTAAACGACATGCTCTACGAAAATAATCACTGACCGTCTGTACATTGACAGGTAATAAAAGCTCATCACTATAACCCAGCTCCAGCATTCTTTTTCGAGTAGAAGGTTCAAGTAATTCTTCAATAATGAGGAGGGCATTAGGCTCTAAATGGGCAAACTTATGATTTCCTTTGGATCCATCTGGATTTTTAACGTCTCTGATCTTCCATTGACTATTTTTTTTGTCAAAATCAGCTAAACGCATTTCACATAGTTCACCTTCACGACGACCTGTATAGATCGCAAGCCACATGACCAGGTGCATAGGAATGGCATTGCGAACTCGTTTCCAGCCTTTATAAAAGTGATTGGTCAGAATATGAAGTTCTTCTGATGTGATTAAACGATCACGTTCCTTTGATTTAGTAACAATACGAGCTTTTTTTAGACCGATCAGCGAATGTGACAATTCATTTTTTGCATGTGCAACATCTTCACCCCATACAAGTTCAGCATGGTTTAGGACCGATGAGATATGGGATAAATCTTTTAATGCAGTTGCTGGGGCAACTCCATCTATCATTTCAATTGGATTGCCTTTTCGTCGCTCAATGGCAAATGATGAGAAATCTTGACGTGAAAGGGTATAAGCATCTTTATGGGCAATATCATAATTACATATATTTTTTAGTGCTGCAGTTTTGGTATCAGCAAATTCATCACTAATTTCATCTAAATATTGAGTGATGAATTGTTCTAAAGTTTTTGACACAACCTTAGCTTCTGGATTTAGAATAGCAGGATTAACCAGAATCTCTGCTTCAAGTCGCTTAATCCATTCTTTGGCTAATGACTCTTTTGCAAAAGTTCTTGTTTTAATAAATGGTGGTAAGCCTTTACGAGTTATTCGTATTTGAGCTCTGTATCGAGTTTTACCATCTGCTGTAGTTCGTTCTGCAATTGTTCCCATATTTACGCCATAAAGTTGGATTTACGCCACAAGGGTGATTATGGCGCAAATAAGGCGTAAAGAATAGTTAAGAATGATTGAAAATGAGGTAAAAACTTTGAGAATATGGGAAAGTGAAAATTGAGTAAAAACAACGTAATTGCAGAATTGTTTGATAAATCAAAGCATTCCCCTATTTTTGTCGCGCCGATGGCAGGTGTTACTGACCGTCCATTTCGCTCGTTATGTAAATACTTTGGTGCTGGTCATGCGGTTAGTGAAATGATGACTGCGGACAAAACCTTGCGTATGAGTAAAAAGAGCCTATATCGGGCAAATTTTGATGGTGAACTTGCACCTATCTCAGCACAAATAGCGGGTTCTGATCCTGACCAACTTGCTGAAGCAGCACGTTATCAAGTTGCAAATGGTGCCCAAATTGTTGATATCAATATGGGATGTCCTGCCAAGAAAGTTTGTAATAAGCTTGCAGGATCTGCGTTGTTACAAGATGAAGATTTAGTCGCTCGAATTTTAGATACGGTTGTTGCTGCTGTTGATGTCCCTGTAACGTTAAAAACGCGGTTAGGTTTTTTAAACGGACATGAAAATATTCTACGAGTCGCAAAGCGTGCAGAACAGGCAGGTATTGCCGCATTAGCTTTGCATGGCCGCACTCGTGAAGACATGTATTTAAATACCGCACGTTATGAGTTAATCAAACAAGTTAAAGAAACGATTCATATTCCTTTAATTGCGAATGGCGATATTGATAGTCCTGAAAAAGCTAAATATGTTTTAGATTACACGGGTGCAGATGCCATTATGATTGGGCGTGCAGCACAAGGACGACCTTGGATTTTCCGAGAAATTGCACATTATTTGAAAACAGGTGAGCATTTAGTTGCACCAGATATTGCTGAAGTGAAAGATGTTTTGCTAGGCCATTTGGCTGAGTTATATCAGTTTTATGGTGAATATTCTGGATGTCGTATTGCACGTAAACATATTGCTTGGTACACCAAAGGCTTGCGTTCTAGTAATGAATTTCGCCAAAGTATGTATAAAGTTGAGAGCACAGTCGATCAAGCTAAAGTTGTTGAGGCTTACTTTGATCAGTTGCTTGATCAAGGTCAACGTATGAGTGATGTACAAGTTGAACAAGTCAACTTACTTGAAATTAAATAA